GTAAAGGAACTAAATCTAAGCCTAAAGTTGAGACTAAAAAAGTGGACGATACTCCGACTCCTATAGCGGACGCTTTTGAGGCTAAACTGTATAAAGAGGCCGTGAAACTCGTTCGTAAAGGTAAACATGGCAGACCTACTATCCAAGACCAAAAAGAGGCTAAAAAGATAACCTCTTTATTATTGGCATCCGAGAAGTACAAAGAGGGTAAGAAGAAAAAAATTATCTCTCTAATGAACAAAGAGGAAGCCTTTAAACAAGTTTCTAAAAGTAACTACTTCATTAAATACTGCTCAAAATATAAACTAACTCCCACAGAAGTAATAAAGCGTATGGTCGTATACATTGCGTCATACGTTAACTTCGGTACTGTGGAGGTCGCTGATAGCATGGTATCTATGGCCAGCAGCACTCGTCGTGACTGGATGGAGGAGTGTCCGGCGTTTGCCGAGGCGGTACTTGAGTCGCGGGACGTTATAGCGGACGAGTTGGAGTCTGTGGCATTAGAACGTGCTAAGGCTAAATCAGACACACTTTTAATGTTTCTTCTCAAGGCATACAGACCAGAGAAATTTCGTGATCGTGTGGACTCTAACGTGTACCAACACGGCGGTGGCGTAACACTCACGTTCAATGACGGTATGCTCAGTCCAGAGGAGAAAGCACTACACATTGAACCGTCTACCGGGGTGGTGAATTAATTGGCCTTTGCCATTCCCCGTCCCGGTAAGAAAAGAGTTCAACGGGCTAAGAAATTCGAGGAGCAGGTATATGAACCTTTACCGCACCAAGTAGATTTTCACACTAACCCTTCAAAGTATAGGGCAATGGTATCAGGCGTAGGCGGCGGTAAGACTCGAATGGGCGTACAGGAGATTCAGAAGTGGGCACAACTTTACCCAGGAGGCCGTTTTCTTGTAGGTCGTTTAACGTCAGCATCCTTACGTGAAACTACGCAGAAAACATTTTTCGATATGCTTAACCCTGCGTTGATTGCTCAATGGCAGGAAACACGGGGTAGGTTACTTATCAAAACTAGGGAACCAGAAATTTATTCAGAGATTCTTTTCCGCCATTTGGACGAGCCAGGGCCGTTGGGTTCACTGGACATTGACGGCTTTTGGATCGATAAAATTGTGCTTTGTCGATTGTAGTTGGTGACAACTACTTGTAAATCCCTTTAATTGCTGGAAACCCTTACAGGCAATCAGCAGCCAAGACTAATCAACAAATATAAGACACAAGGAGTGTTTTAGTAAAATGGAGATATGGAAAGATATTAATGGTTATGAAGGTAAGTACCAGGTTAGTGACTACGGTCGTATCCGTTCACTTAATTATAACCACACAGGTAAATGTAAATTAATGAAACTGCAGAACAGAGGCAATAGCTATTTATGCGTATGTTTAGTAGGGTGTGATGCTAAGAGGAGAACTTATAGTATTCATAATTTAGTGGCTAAACACTTTTTAGATAATCCTAATAATTTGCCTGTAGTATTGCATAAAAACGATGTTAAAACGGATAACAGGGTCTATAACTTAAGTTATGGTACTTATTTAGAGAATAACCTAATGGCTGTACCTCATAAATCTAAAACTCTTAGGCAGATAAGGTGTATAGATAATAATAAGTATTTTAGGTCTTCTTTTAAAGCAGCGGAGTGGTTACAGCAGACAAAATTCTTATACTCAAGAAAGACTTCATATCTTGCTAGAAAGATTAGATTTTGTTGTAATAAGGTACAGTCTATAGCCTTTGGTTATAGGTGGGAATATGTTGATTAGTAAGGTTCAGAGACTAGTGCATGGCACGTAGGCGAAAGCCGAAACGGGGGACTCTCAAGAAATTGAGATGATGATATAGTCCAAAATAGGAAGCACACGAACCAGACGGCAAAGAAGTTCCTGAGTCCACATTTTTAATGCTGCAAGCACGTCTTAGAGGTGTGGTTGGCCCATTACGAGGGTTCGTTACCACAAACTCAGGCGGTAGAGATTGGGTTTACCATTGGTTCTTCTCCCCTAACCGTAGGGACAAGAACAACTATTATGGTACTGTGGTTAAAACAAGGGAAAATCCCTACCTGCCTGATGGTTACGAGGAGATGTTACGGGCGAATAACCCCGATACATGGGTTAAACGCTTTCTTGACGCATCTTTCGACGTATTCGAGGGTCAGATTTTCACAGAGTTTGACGAGCAGACCCATACAGTCGATAAAGCGGACATTGACGTATCACAATGGAACAAAGAGGCAGGTTTCGACTTCGGAATATCAGCACCAACGGCTATTATTGTGGGTAGGCAAGACCCGTCCACAGGTTTAGTAGTCATAACTGATGAGTATCACCAATCAGAGGCTAATATTTCTGTGGTGGCAGGATGGATACGAGCGCATGGATTCACGTGGGTATGGGCTGACCCTTCCACACGTAACCGAGGGGTCAATAAGGTATCACCGGCAGACGCTTATTTAGATGAAGGTGTAACTTTACAACCTGCTTTAACTAACGATGACGATACAAAAATTATGACCGTACACCAATACTTACTCAAAGGTAAACTCTTAATCTGTAAGAATTGTGAGTCACTAATTGACTCATTAAAGAGTCAAAAATGGAATCCTAACATCGAGGGTAAGCGTTTGAAACAGAACGACCACGCATTTGACAGTCTAGCGTACTTATTAGTCTCTCTCAATCCGATAGGTGGTTGGCTTGACGTGTGGGATATGAAGAAACGCAGGGATAATGAGCGTAAAAACTCAGGGGCATGGGAGCATCCTTCAATAAAAGAGGACGAAGAACATGCGGATACCGTAATGGGGGAGGCTGAATACATTGACTTCATGTAAGCAGCTTGAGATAGCCTTTGTGGGGTTTGTTACGGGTTTTTGTTTAGGAATCTTGTATAGGGGGTTGTAGATTGGATATACTTTTTTCTTTATTTAATGCTTTGTGTATTGCATTATTTACAGGTATAGGCTATTATGTAGGTAGACGGAGTAAGTTAGAGGATATTGAACGTATTTCGGATATTTTGACAAAAGGTATTTACACAGAAGAACAGCCTCGTAACATGAGGACGAAACGAACCTCATGGAAACCGGGCAACCTTTTCAAGCCGACCGAAAGTTTAAACCTAGACCCTATTGACCCGTCTGAGATGGAAAGAGAACCTCTGAGAAAAGGGGTGAGAAGATAAATTGTTAGACCCTATAGTAAGGCAAGTGATTGAAAAATTCGAGTCGGCTTACGACTCAAAGGCTGCGTTAGGACTACATGAGGGTTGGGCAGAGTTCGACGATTATTATTACGGTAGAGTTAATCTACCTATAAACGCCGAGGATCCCGGCTCGTCAACCAACATAATCCTGCCGAATATTGAGTCACAGGTAGCAGACCTTGTGGATCAACCTTGGGACGTTATGGCGAAGGGCGAAGAACCATCCGACCAGATGTTTTCCACACACGTACAGCACATTATGAAATGGCTACTCCACAAAAATAAGACACTCATAAAATTAGCACGACATGAAACAGGCCGGCTTAAACTAGGCACAGGGGCATGGAAAATTTGGTACGACCCTAATGCTATGCGTGGTAAAGGTCTACCAATACTCGACTCAGTAAGTCCGGTGAACATTTTCCCCGACCCTAAAGTAACAATGGCCGAGGAGATGCAGGAGGGTGACTTCCTCGCTCACGCTATGTATAAACCTTTAAATTGGATTAAGCGTCATCCGATATTCGGTCCAATGGCTAAAGATTTACGTCCGGCCAACTCGTCAGTTACACGCTCGATTCAACTATTCGAGGGTGAGGGTAGTGACGAACTTGATACAATCTCTAAGGATAAGATATTTTTCTTAGAGTGTTGGGTAAAGGACTTAGAGGACGGAGTACCATTTCTACGATTATTCATTGTGGCTAACGAAACTTTAATATACGACAGCAAAGAACACCGTAAAAAGTCAGGGTCAATGAGTTTCTACAAGCACGGCAAGTACCCGTGTGTTATAACACCCTGCTACCTTAACGAAGGTCGTTTGTGGGGTACAGGTGACGTTGAGTTGCTCATGCCCACACAGGATTTAATAAATGATTTAGATGACCAGATACGTTCAAACGCTAGACTTATGGGTAACATTCAAAAGATTATCGGAATCTCGTCAGGTATTAACCCCAAGAAATGGACGAACAAGGCAGGATTAAATGTGGTAGCACGTGACCCGTCTGCTTGGAAAATGGTAGAACCTCCGAATATGCCTGCATACATACAGAACCGCCGTGACATGGGCTTCCGTGAGGCTGAGATTATATCAGGCAGGTCAGATATTGTGGAAGGGCGTAAGCCGGGATCACTTAGGGCTGCGGCAGCCATCCTAGCTTTACAGGAGGCAGGAAACAGACGGGCTAACCACAAGAGAATGATGTTACAGGCGGGTATGCAAGAAGTCATGGAACTTATGCTCGACTACGTGAAAGAGTATTTCACAGAGGAAAGAGCGTTCCGTATACTCAACTCCAAAGATAACGACTACATTTGGTTCAGAGGTTCAGACCTTAATTCAATACCGAAACTTATACCTAAATCTATATTTAACCCTGAGACAGGCATGGAAGAACACACTCTCGTACCTCTTATGGATGAAACAGGACAACAACAGATTACGAAAGACGCTGATTTTGACTTAGAGTTTTCTATCGGTGCAGGTCTACCAACAAGTGTGTCCTTCCTCTATCAAGCAACTAACGAGTTGCATCAGAACGGTATTGTTACCACAGAGGAGGCAAGGCTATTCCTCAAGAATCAGATGAATTGGCCGATTATAGACCCGCTTAACCCACAAGGTACATTCGCAGGGCGTAACGTACCGCCGGAGGTAACGGCACAAATGAACGGTCAAATACCTCCAGGTATGGAGGGGCAAGCGTTTCCACAGGATGCAGAACCGCAGGGCGGCGACATACCGCCTGAGATACTACAAGCACTAATGGGTGCAATGGGGGGTGGTCAGTAATGGCATTGATATTTGAACAAAAAGTTAAACGTGTTGCTGATTATCTCATGCAGTTAAAGCCTAAACCGAGAATAGGTATGCGAGAGATTGAACAAAAATATTTAAGACACGCATTTCAAGATAGTCTAACACGAAGCAGTGATTTACAGGGTCACATCATGCGTAACCCTACTTGCGTGAGGTGTGAGAGAGTAGCCCTAAGGGACAGACGAGAGGGCGACCCACAGGATAAACTTTACGTTACCTGCCCTCATTGTGGTTATCACGGTGTGGGAGGCCCGCCTGTAAATGTTCATGTAATGGAGGTGTAGTATGGCAGATACAACCAAAATAATCGGGGGAAACCCCATAAAACTTGTAGACAATGGTGACGGTACATTTTCAATAGCGGCTAATGTGGGGCTACCTACAGGTGCAGCAACGTCAGCCAAGCAAGATACAATAATTACTCACGTAGACGGTGTGGAAACAGCACTTACTACATTAAACGCAAAAGATTTTGCTACACAAACTACCCTTGCAGCAGTATTGGCAAAGATTATCGCTGCACCGGCTACAGAGGCAAAGCAAGATACTTTAATAGCTAAGGATTTCGCCACTCAGACAACTTTGGCAGCTATTTTAGCAAAGATCATTGCAGCACCAGCAACCGAGGCTACTTTAGCGTCCGTGCAAGCCACATTAGCCCAAGGCGGTATTCCGGCTACTACGCTGGAAACAACGCACCAAAATGCAGCAACAACAGATGGCAATGGTACTGCCGCTACAGTAAGTGGATATGGGCCTATAGCGTTTCAAGTAACAGGTACGTTTGACACGGCAACCGTCACATATAAGGGTAGTGTTGATGGTACTAATTATGATGATTTACCTGGTACTGCCGCAGTAACTACGGCAGGTATATCTAAGTTTGACGTGTCTGGTTACAAGTCAGTTTTAGCTGTAATATCAGGGGCAGGTGCAAGCACAAGTCTAACGGTGAAATCTCTTGCTGTGGGTGTTGCTAGACCTCTTACCGCCGATGTAATAACTGTTGGCAAAGCAGCGGACAATGCAGCAGCTAACGGCAATCCTGTATTGCTTGCAGGTAAGTATAATGCTACTCCTACTACTAGGGATGAGGGCGATGTTGTTACTCTCCAGACCGATGCTCAGGGAAATTTACTTACTAAGCTAATTGGTAGTAAAGTTGCAGAAGGAATAGCAGATTTTGTACTAAATGCTGAAGGTACGTTGCTTGCAAGTGCAGCAAGAACTAATACTACGACCAGCCCAAATATGACAAATAAAAACGCAAAAGGGATTTTAGTATCACTAAACGTAACTGCTGTTTCCGGTACTGGGGGTTTGCAAGTTGTTGTAAGAGGACATGACCCTGTTACTGGAACAGTTTATTGGCTAAACGCACTCCCTGTTGCTGTTGTTGCCACTGGAATAAATGTCTATGAAGTTTGTCCTGCTGTTAACACAGCAGCATCAGGGGTAAAACAAAGAACATCGGGGGAGCTACCTAGAACGTGGTCGGTTTCCGTCATTCATGCTGATGGAAGTAGCTACACTTACAGCGTTGGCTATTCATTGGGGGTGTAATTATGTTAAGTACAAAAATTTTTGAAGAGTCGACAGCATATAAATTTGTTGTCACTAACACAATAGAAGGTAATTCTTTTGAGTATGAATTTGGAAAGCAAATTCCAGAAGGTCAAGAATTAACTGAGTATCTACAGAACTGCAAGCGTGAAGCTGAATTATTAGCACAAATGGAGATTGATAAAAAACAAACTTCACAGGAAATTATCTTACCAAACTAACGAAAATGCGTTAGTTTCACAACATAAACCCGTCGCCGGGGTATTGTCGGGCGAGTCGTCCAAGTGACGTTAAGGAGGATACTATGTTTAGAGCAAATAAAAGACCTTGGGAGAAGTTTTTCAACAAGTCTATGAAATTTGTGGATGACGGTGGTGCAGGTGGTGAAGGTGCTGATTTCTCCGGTACTGATGAGCAGGGCGGGGAAGGTACGGGCGTTAACAATGATCCTGTTGTCGCCGGGCAGGACAAGCAACCGGACGCTAACGCTGCGATACGTGCCGAGAAAGCTAAACTCAAGGCAAAGCACGATGCGGAAATTGCCGGGTATAAGGCTCTCACTGACAGAATGATGAGAGCGACGGGTATGAACGAAAAGCAGTTAGCGGAAAAACTCGAAGAATTTGAACGTCAGCAACAAATGAAACAGTCAGGCTTAGACCCTACCACATACCAACACTTATCTGGTATGGCCGGTACTGTTCGTCAAGTGTACGAGCAGAATTTAGCCTTACAGCAAAAGATTGAAGAATCAGAACTCAAAGCCGACCCTATCTACTCCGACTATGACGAAGTAGCCGAATCCGTTAAAGCACACGCTGCTAAAACAGGCATGTCACTAAGACAAGCATATTGGGCGGTAAACGGCGAGAATCGTTCTAAGCAGTTAGCGAGGGAGGCAGAGCAACGTACAATTGCTCAACGTGAGTCCAATGCAGGGTTAGGTGTGGTATCGGCTAACGGTACTCCGTCAGGACAAGCCAATAAATTCGAGAGTCAGGACGAGGCTTTTGTGGCAAACGCTTTCGGGATTGAGGCTGACGAGCATAACGCTTTGAAAAACTCCAAGAATATTGATGATTGGTTAGCGTTTTTAAAGAAGAAAAAATAAGAGGTGATTTATAAATGGCTTTTCAATACTCCCACAGAACGGGCGGTGATTCGGTAATTCCTATAAAGGAGTTTCCTTCTGCCGCAAGTAAGACATACACCAAAGGCTACACTGTAGCAATGGACTCAGGTTTGATTACTAATGGTGGTGCTGCTGATACTGCCGTTGTTGGTGTGGTACAGGATACTATCTCTGCCGCAACCTCAGCAGGCGATCCGGTAAGAGTTATCCTTGCCTTGCCTGACGTAGTGTTTAAAGTTGATTATGTAGCAGGTACAAAAACTTCACTAGCTGACGCTGACATTGGCACAGCATTTGACCTTGACGCTACAGAATTAAACAAGATTGACTTGGACGACACCACAGACGGTGCTTGGGTTGTTGTGGGGTACGATAACACAGCAGGTGTGGCATACGTTAAGTGTTTAGCGGCTAAGAAAGCCCCTGTAATTAACTAATTAAAAAGTAAAGAGGTGAAATATAAATGGCTGTATCTAGTTCAAATTTTGGTGTACTGCTTGAGCCTGGACTTCGTAAGGTTTTCTACGAGTCCTACACGGAATTACCGGAGCAGTTCCCACAAGTCTTTAAAGTAATGACCTCCAAGAAAGCCAAAGAGACTGACCAACACGTTGCAGGTTTGGGCGAGTGGGAAGAAAAAGAGTCCATGGGGTCAATTTCCTACGAGGCTATCAATCTCGGTGATGACGTTGTATATACCCACACAGAGTATGCGAAAGGATGCCAAGTAGAGCGCAAACTCGTGGACGATGAAATGTACTCCGTTATTAAAAAGTTACCTAAGTCTTTAGGTAAAGGCGGCAGGGTTAAAGTAGAGAAAAACGCCGCTGACGTTTTGAATAACGGTTTCACTAACACTGGTTATGATGGTGTGGCATTGTTCTCTGACTCTCACCCGTTAAGGGGTAACTCAGGCGGTACTTGTGATAACCTCGCCTCCGGAGCATTGAACGAAGTTAACTTACAGGCGGCCTTACTGCTTGCTCGTAGACAGGTAGATGACGCAGGCTTGAAAATTCAGTGTATGCCTAAGAAATTAATCATTCCAGCAGACCTTGAGTTTAAGGCTACTGTACTGTTACAGTCCAGTAACCAAGTAGACTCCGCTAACAACAACATTAACTCCGTTAAAGGTAAACTCAGAATGGTCATCATGGACTACTTGACTTCTGCAACTGCGTGGTTCTTGCAGGATGACTCCTTCGATAACCTAATTTTCTGGCACAGAATTAGACCTGAGTTTAACCGTGAGACTAACTTCGATACCCACATCCAAAAGTATTCCGGTTACATGAGAAGTTCTCAGGGGTACAGTTCGTGGCGCGGGCTTGTTGCGTCTACAGGGCTATAATGTTTAATTATGAAAGTTTAAAGGTAGGTGATAAATTTGCCCGATACTTATTTCCCTGATGGTATAGATGTAGGGAGTTTAAAGATTGATTCTGTGGAAGTCACGGCTACTCCGGCTGAGATAAATAAATTATCCGGTGCTACAGTAACCACGACTGAAATAAATCTCGTAAAAAACTCAGATCGTGTGGTAAAGGTTGCTAAGATAGCACTTGCAGCGGTAGATACTGGAGGCGGTGTATTCTCTTGGCAGAACGACGAGGGTGCATCCATTATCGTTCAACGGTTAATACTTGACGTTACTACCAAATCCACAGGTGCTTGCTCGTTAGAGTGCGGTACTACCGCAACCTCAGCAACAACTTTGTCCGATAATCTTATTAATGCGGTAGATGTTAACTCCGCGGCAGGGGTGTTTGACAACATTACCGATAAAGGTACAAACGGTAAGTCTCGTCAGAAACTTGCCGCTGGTAAATGGGTGACGGGTTCCGTTGTTTCTGGTGGTGCGTCAGCAGGGATTGTGGGCTTTGCTTATATCGAGTACATTGTAATATAACGAATTGAATAAAAAAATAAGGCGGGGTAATAACTTACCTCGCTTTTATTGTATAGAGGTGAGAGAATGACTTTAATGGAGATTTTATCTGACGCCGATACATTTGTGGCTAACAGTATTACCGCCGCCACAAAGGTACGTTGGCTGAATCAAATATACGGTCAGGTTTTAGAGGCGGTAAAGATACCTAAAATTTACGAGGTAACAGTAACAGCAGACACGGCGGCATACACTGTACCGATAACCACAGGTATGAAAGCCCGTAACATAGACGTACTAAAGGTTAAACAGTCTGCCACAGCCACAGAGGACGATTGGAAAATGTACGAACCTAGACTATTCGGTAGTGAGAATCGTCAAGGCAGGTATGAGTTCACCGCAGAGGATCAAGCAGACGGTTCGTGTATTATTACATTGTACCCGACACCTGCCACTACTTTCACCGACACCGGCATAAGAGTAAGGTATTTCAGAAGTAACACGGAGGTATTCACTAACACAGCAGGTACAGACTCCTCGGCTACTACCGTGTACTTAGGAGAGTCACCCACTATCGTTCCTGTGGAATACCATGACCTGTTCGTGCATGGGCTATGTATGCGGTTGGCTAAGTCAAGTGATGATGGCGAGAAAGCGAATATGTATAACGCAGAGTTCAAGGATTTACTCTCACTCATGGCTGTAAATTACAGTTTTGTGGACAATGGCGAGGCGGGGTATGCGGTTACTCCTAACGTAACGGGGTGATAAGTTGAGAAAGTTACAGCCCAAAACGACGAGATGGTTGAATAAGACTCCCGTTGACTATGCGAGTATGCAGGTGTCTAAGTCACCATTTCCTATATACTCAGGTTTAAATAACGGTACACCGCCGGTACAGTTAACGGAAGGTCAATTAAGTTCTGTGGTAAACCTTTCGCCCACAGAGTTACCCTCTCTTAAAGTTATAGAAAAAGACTCAGAGCTAGGCTACACAGGTGCGGTGCAGAACGTACGGAGTATATTTGTCATTGACCCTGACGACCACATACTTGTACTAGCAGGGACGACCTTATACAAATGGAACGGTACGGAGTTCTCCACAACAGCAACGGGATTCGGTTCGTCATCTTATATTCAGTTAGCACCTATGTCCGGTAAGTATTATCTCGTTGACGGTGCCACAGAGGTTAGAGAGTATGACCCCTCTACCTCTACACTAGGTAGTGGCATATCAGACTCGCCGGACAACTGTGACTTCATTGTGGCTCACAGAAACAGGTTATTTGCTGCGGAGGGTAAGAACCTAAACATAAGTAACATACTCCTGCCGGACGATTGGACTACCGTTGACATGACTGATATTATCGTCATAGAGGGTACGTATGGTGAGGACATTACAGGTTTGGCAGTTATAGCAGACCATTTAGTTATACCTAAAGAACGCTCTATCAGTGAATTGTGGGGTTTCACTCCCGGTGCTGACGGTGATATGGAGATTGTGGAGATTTCCACGTCTTACGGGTGTATCTCTCCAAGGTCTTTGCAAGTAATAGATGGCACAATGTATTGCTTATCTCACTTGGGTATAGTATCCTATGGAGGAGGGATGGCACCGTATTTAATCTCTGAGCCATTCGTTCAAGAGTATATCAACACATTAAACCTTTCGGTAAAGGATAAGTTTACATCATGTACAGACGGTAGATTCTACTATCTTGCTGTAGCGACAGGCACAAGTACCACAAATAATGTAGTTATTGTTTATGATACTTATACAAAAACCTTCTGGTCACAGGATGCAATATATACCGCAATGGCTAACTACAAGAATGAGTTGTTTGTGGGTAAGGCTGACGGTAAACTGTACGAAAAAGAGTCCACAGCGTTACACGGTGACGTTACATGGTCATTCGAGAAACCCATTAAGATACAGGACTTAGCGAACCGAGTAACTTTACAGCGTGTGGAGATGGCTTACGAGGTGTTACATGCTGACGCTGAGATTGTGGTGTCTATTAGACCTGACTTGGCAAGTGGTGATTATACAACTTTGAGGACTATCACAGACGCAACCACAGACGTAGCAATGGCTCGCATACCTGCCGATTTCTCTAAGGTGTACGACAAAGAGTGGGGCATGTTGAAGGTAAGTGGTACAGGGTCGTGTATAGTCCACAATATTACTTTAACAATGAGGGTGAGGTGATACTATGCCACAAATGAAATTTCCTATACCTGAGCGTGACACAGACCTTGAAGGATTGAAGGGTATTGTGGCTCAGTATTCCAAAACCCTCTCTTGGTTACTTGCTCACTTGGATTGGAATAACGTAAATCTTGTAGCATCCAACGCTGAAACGCCTGTGGACAGCTACGGCATTAACCCTTTCTTTATCCGGTGCTATCCGAATAAGTGTTGGAATAGCGGTTTCGAGGGTTTCAATGCTACCACACTTAAACCGGATTATTGGTCAGTGGGTGCGGTAAGCCCTGACGCTACATTTAACGGATCGTATAGTCTTAAACTTACCGACGGTCAGGTGTGTCAGCAGGAACAGGTTGCAGGTGTGGGAATGGCCGACCCTGCGTGGTGGGCTGAGTTTACACCGTACACGAGGGTAGCATTTAAGGCTAAGGGCGATCCTGTAACGGTAAGTGTCCACAAACTATCAGACGATTCGGCATTAATACTGACAGATGAGAGTGGTAATATAGGAACGTCTATAACTTATCCGTCTGCGTCTGATTGGGTTGTCGGTCATAGGACGTTTCAAGTGAACACAAGCGGTACTCCAGGTAAGATATACGTTAAATTTTCAGCAGGTGGTACAGTTTACATTGATGATGTAGACATAGCACCTGACTTCACGGGTAAGTGGCCCATGTTATACCAAGATGGCCCTAAGTCTATTGGTGTGGGTGCGGTGTCTTTTAACCCGGTAACAGGGGAGGTGGTGTTAAGTAACGTTATCGGCATACTTCCTGTGGTTATATTAGAGGATATTTATGAGAGTCCTGTAGGTCAGGAAACTTTCAGTTTGGTATAGAGGTGATTTAATGGGTGTAAGAATAGGTTTAATAACGGATACTCCCGACGGTATGTCTGCTTCAAGTCATACAGTAGGATTTATAATGGATTTTCTTTTAGATAATACTGCGTTTAGCCTAGTGAGTGATACTGAACTATCTAGCAGTAACGAGAGGACTGTAATACTCACCTGTGGTACTAACCCACATAGCATAAAAATATCTAGTGATTCTAGCGGTTATATAAATATTTACATTATGGATTTAGCAGGTACTACCCCTCTTGTAACACTATTTAGCCCTGCTTGGTATTATTCAGTATTTGCCGAACTTCATGCTTATGAAGGTGCTTATAACTTTTGCCTTCGGTCACCAGACAATGGGTCAACTGTAGGGTCACTGTTAAAATACTCTATTACTGATGATAGCAAGTATTGGTTGTGGGTCGGTACGTCAGGTTTTTATGGTGAAGGGTCTGACACGGCATATGCCTTAGATGCACCAATGTTTACTAAAAGGGTTGATGACGGGTCATTGTTCACGATTCAACCTAAATTATATACAGGCTCCACGTATACTTCCGGAAAGACTCAAGAGATGTATGCTTTTCCTACTACATTAGACGGTTACGTGTTCCCTAACGTACTTACTAACAGCACAGATCAGTTCTTTGTGGTAACTACTAATTTGATTTTTAAAGTTTAAAGAGGTGATAGTATGGCAATAAGTTATTTAAACGATATAACTAAACCGCTTAACCCAGGAGGCCCACAGGGTACTGTAGGGGTTAGGCAATTCCTTTCGCAGTACGGGTACAATCCTGGTAATGTCGGATGGGATCAGGGTGCAGGCACATTCTCGCTGAAAGGGTCGAACGGTCAAACAGCAGCGTTCAAACCGTCTGCTGTGGTAGATGGTAGGTCGTACATGAACCCACAAGATTTACTAGGAGCATTACAAAGTGTGGGGTACGATCCAATGCAGCAACGCTACAAAGACTCACCGCAATCACAGAGTAGCCAAATGACCGCACTACAGAATTACATGAATGAGTTAAGGAACTTTAAATACGACGCTACAAGCGACCCAAACTACACAGCAGCAAAGTCAGTAGCCGAGCGAGGTATAAGAGATTCGCAGAATAAGACCATGAATCAATTGAACAGGCGAGGTATTGTTAACTCAACCTCCACAGGTGACAGGATGGCTCAGATTGACGCTGACTATAACGCTAGGCTTGCCGAGATGATACCTATGTTCATGGCTCAGGCTTTGGCTCAGAAGCAGCAGGATTTTAAGAATATGTATGACGTTTTAGGTTTAAGTTCTAATATGGACAATCAAAACTTTGCTAACACTCTAAGCATGTCTGACCGCACAGGTAACTTGTTAGGCTCACCGACAATGGACAGAGAAAAACTAAATGAGCAGATTAGGCAGTACAACACTCAGGCTGCCACAGCATTGTCAGAGTTGTTCGGTATGCAGGTTATGCCTAAATCGTCCGGTGAGGAGTTATTCGCTCAAGTTGCAGGCAAGACACCGATTCCACAGCAAAGTGTGGATAACAACCTGCTCAGTAATTTGTGGAATTATATGTTAGGTAATAAGCAAGCCGATAACTCCTACTCCTTAGGTAAAGAGCAGAACGACATTAGTCGTATGAACGCTAATACCTCTAAGACTGAAACTGACGCTAGAATTAAAGGTAACTTCGGTTGGGGTCAAGAGGAGTCTAAATCTATGCAGGCACAGCAAGCGGCGTATAGCGAGATGATGAACACTTATGGAAACTTGTTAGGTCAGTCTAAGTCCGTAAAAGAGAGAAACAAAGTTATAGCCGATGCTATAAGGAACTTGAACTATCAGCGTAACGCAGGCGTACTATCCCCTACATTAGCCAATCAGGGTATTAATACCCTAGAGCAGTTGTATGATGATGGCGGTAAAGCAAAGGGCGTAGAAGCAGGCGGCGGTTTTCTTGATATGCTGCTTAACTCAGGGGTAGGATCAACTAAGACTATTAACCCGTTTAACCATTTAGCAAACTTTTTCGGTGGATTCGGTAGGTGATAAATAATGGCCTATGTACCATTTAACTTAAAGCCCATTGATGACGAGGTAGATTATCAGCAACGGGTTCAGAATGAGATATTAAATACACGCAAGCGTCTATCTGCTGTGAGGCAGGACGATGTAACCATGCCCCCTAAGAATGACCAGACGTTACCTAAAATTTTCGAGTATCTTTTGCGTTCCGGTCACGCTGCCACAGGGTTAGTATCAGAGGTTCTTGCTCCCGGTATAGGTGAAACTCCCGGTGAATTTGACCCGTTACAGGCACTTAAACGTGGTTACATGGGCGAGGAGAAATTACGCACTAAGGACATACTCACAGATTGGGGTGTGTCGGACGAACCTTGGTTCGATAAAGAAATCCTTAACGTGCGTGTTGCCCCGTCTACCGCAGGGGTAGCAGGTTTTGTGGGTGACGTTCTTAACCCCTTTGACCCGTTAAACTGGCTAACTCTTGGCACGGGTAAGGCGGCGGCAGGGGCGGCACAGGGTATGCCGTTACTCACTAAAGCACTAGGGCAGAATACAGCCGAGCAGGTAGCATCTCACCTTTCTCCTGAGATTGTGGGAGGACTGAGAGGTTCTACCACAGGGGATTTAGTAAATAATATCATTAACAAGTTCCCATCACTGACTGACGAGCAGGTTAATAATATACGAGGTCTTTTGAATACTGCTCAGAGTCAGGGTTTAAACCTAAAGACTAAGTTACCCACAGATACTAAACACCTTACCGCAGGTTTGCAAATACCGTTAGTAAGCACAAGAGTTTTACCACAAACACGAATACCGGGAACTGCCCCTGTGGTAACGTCAGTAAGCAACGCCGTGAACAGGTTAGGTAAGAATAGGCTTGTAGATGACTTTAAGAAAAAGTTTATGCCGGGGTACGTTTCACCGTTGGATACTAAAGACGTTTACAAAGTCCTCAGAGGTTTAGAAGGTCAGCCAGGGGTAGAAGGTTCCACACTAAACGAGGCTCAGGAGTTTTTAAACAGTGTGGTGAAAGGTACTGAGGACTCTATACACCTGCAAGCAGGTGAAGGAGAGAAATACCTAAATGCTTTGTTCGATGGTATGTCTAAGGACAGGCAAAGTGAGTTACTGTATCAAGTATCTCCTGCTGGTAGTTTCACGAAGTTATTCGACACCTACGGTAAAAACGCCGTTGACGAGATACAGAAGTTAGGGTACTCATCACAGGAGGCGTTAGCGGCTAAGGCTTTCCATGACCTACGAGGTACTATTGCTAAGACATTCAATGATAATCAAATACCTATGGATGAAATGTGGTCATGGGTTCCGATGATCCTTAATCGTAAACCCAACACTGGTGAGAGTGCGGCGATTAAATTAGCCTTTGGCGGTAAGGATTATGTACCACAGACCTTAGACAACGATTTACTTAACCTTGTGGCCAAGCAATACCCTAATATGCTACAGCGTCAGTTAACTTTCGGAGCAGGTTCACCGCAGGAGGTTAACGCCGTGCTTAAAGGTGCAGGGTACAAGCCTATTGCCGAGGATCACCTTTATAATGTAATGTCCACAGTAAACGAGAGGTTTATACGTGCTGTGGAAACCAAAAAAGCAGTTGATAAAATAATCAATCAGTACGGTTTAAAGCCTGAGGACTTACAGGCAGGAGGTATGCGTAGCCTGCCTGACGGCTACGAGGTGTTTAGGATAGCCACAGACAAGAATACAGGTAAGATAGTATTTAATCCTGTGGACGCTACTGAACATGCTACGTTTATGGGCGGCGGTAATGTCACGGGAGGTACAGGTAAACCAGTAGATACTTCCACAATGTTCGCCATGCCTAAAGACTTTGCCCGTGTGTGGAAAGATTATCAGTCGATACACTATAATGAGTCGTCAGGTGCGTTGTATAAATTTATTACTAAGGCTACGTCACAGTTTCGTACACTTTCGTACATGGTTACGCCTGGACACATACCAAGAGATTTTGCGAGTAATATGTATAACCTGTGGTTAATGGGTATGCGTACACCTAAACATTTAGGTACGTCACACTCAGCAGCATTAGACCTTGAGAAAAATATTATCTTCCTCACAGCGATAAACAGGGACAACCCCCCTGGCGAGGGTTGGAGTTACCTAGTAAAGACCGCATCCGGTAAGTTGAAAGTGTCTAACAGTCCTGTAGACGGTGAGTTTGAGGCGTTTGTACGGACTAACCGTGCAGGGAATGTGGAACGCAGGTTGAATAAAACTATCTCCACACCTAACGGTGATATGCTCATGTATGACGTTATCAGGGAGGCTAACAGCCGGGGAGTTATCGACACCGGTTGGTGGGCTACAGAGGGGCCGGAAACAGCAGGCATGAAAGCCATGTCTAAGTCTGAAAAGACTAAGTCATGGGTGACTACACTTAATCCACAGAAACACCCTTGGACTCAGTTTTTTGTACGTCAGACTAAATTGACCGATAACACCTCCCGTATCATGGGTTTTGTGGACAATCTACAGAAGGGTGACGACTTAGGTACAGCCGCCACAAAGGTTAAGACTTATCTGTTTGACTACTCGGAATTAACACCGTTTGAGCAAAAGGTTATGAGGAATGTCATACCTTTCTATTGCCTTAGTCATACCACCGAGGCTCTTACTCGCTCAGGGTGGAAGAAACACAACGAAGTTGTTGTGGGTGAGGAGATATTAACCTACAATATAAACACTCAGCAGACAGAATGGAAACCTATTCTTAATGTTCTATCGTCGCCTTACCAGGGTAATATGATGCACTTTAAAGGTAAGAGTATGGATACCCTTTGCACACCTGACCACAAATGGATTGTTAGAAGGGTAGACGGTACTCATAACCCTGAGCTAAAAGAGGCATGGAGAATAAGAACTAACTACAGACTAACCCTTTGCGGTGACTATAACGCTCCGAGTAAGTATGACATACCTGACCCTATTCTGTGGTTGATAGGTTGGCTCTCCACGGACGGTCACATAAGGCAGAGGGGTAACCATTGGGAGTATGTTATATACCAGAAAAAGTCCTTTGTTAATGAAATAAGGAGTGTACTAGACAGGCTAGGCGGCGAATACGGAGAGTGTCAGCATCCTAATGGTACTGCTCAGTTTTATTTGAAAGGTACGTTAAAAGACCGTATAATGACTCATTATAAGAGTCGTGATGATCTATGGAACTTAATCGTTCAGTTAGATGCACACCAATTAGACATTCTCTATGATGCTATGTATAAGGCTGACGGTACTCAATCGGGCAATAACTGTAGTTTCTTTGCTAAAGAGTCTGGCCCAATTAAAGACGCTTTTCAGTTATTGTGCTACCTTCGTGGTAAGTTAGCTAAACTTACTGAGAGGGGTATGTATATTCGTAAAGAAGTGCAGGAGATAAAGTATTCAGCCTTAGATGTTCAAATGGTAGATTACACAGGCACAGTGTGGTGTCCGAGAACAGAGAACGAGACTTGGATAGCAAGGGATAATGGTTATATATTCGCTACAGGAAACACATGGCTCAGAAAGAACGTTCCGTTACAGATTAAGGAAAGCCTTAAACAGCCCGGTAAACTTGCCACAGCAGGTAAGTATCACGAAGGGTTAAGTGAGGAGACTACGCCGGAGAATACGCCTAAGTATTTGCGTAAACAAGCGTCTATGTTATTGCCTGGAGGAGAGTCTTACTTAACACCTCCTATGCCGTATCAGGACTTAGGCAGGTTGCCACTTAGTTTAGAGGGTATGATGGAGCAGTTATCCAATGTTAACCCACTGTTTAGGGTTCCTGTGGAAATGGCTATCAATAAAAAGTTCTTCTCCGGTCTACCGATTGAAAACTACCCTGACGAGAGGGCTGATAAAAATAATGGGGCCTTGGGAGAGTTACTTGGACAGTCCGGCATACCTTGGGTAGATCAGAAACGAGGACTAAACTATATACTCGACAATATACCTTTATACCGCAACGTAACCACAATGGCTCCTCTCGCTGATCCTCGTATATGGGGTAACTTTAATGAGGAGGTAGCCAATAGCCCTGACTTAACTAGGGACTATAACAAGTTACTCTCTTTCCTCATAGGCCCACAATTAGCAGCGTCAGGTCGGGCTAAGGAGATAGCCACATACGAGGAGAGGGATAGGCTCAGGGCAATAATCAGGTTACTGAAAGACCAGGGCATGGAGATCCCTGACGTAAGGGATTTAGAGTAAGACGGATACCGAATTATAAAGGATGTGGTATATGTGGCTAACGAGGAGATGGTTGGCGAATTGAACAAGACTGTGCATGAGTTAGAAAAAATTGTTCACGGTCATGGGAGAGATATTGCACATATGAGTGCTGAGGTCGGTGATATTAAGTCCTCTATCTTGAAAATATTCGAGAAATTAGATGCAGCATTAAAAAAACCTTCATGGTCTGTGGCAGTTATTATAACCTTTTTATCCTCACTCTCAATAGGTTTAATCGTGTATGTGTTAGGGGTGGTAGGGAAATGATTAAGTTTATGTGGGAAAGCGGTTTAGATGGTGTGGATATGTTCTTGATGGCACTTACTGTGGTAATATTTATTTGTTACGCAGTATCTTATTTCCAAGGATCAGGCGATAATAATAATTTTGCTCAGTGGTTTTTCACGTTGACGAGCGTGTTCATTGCTAAGAAGTCGCCACAAAATATGAATACGAAGGAGGATAATACTAATGGCTAAGGTTAAAAAATCAATCCAAAGTGAAAAAACTTCTGATAAGGTTAAGGATAAGCCGAAAATGAATAAGGGTATGCCTTTGTTAAGTAAAAAGTTATTAAGAGATTACTAAGAAACGAAAAATAGCCCCTTGATAAGGGGGGCTATTTCCTTTTGTCGCACAAACTGGGATTTGTGCTGACCCGTGTTAAAAAGGCTTACTTATTTTATTTTACCGTAACCTTACGGTAATTTTTAGGCATGGGTTTTCATTGCAATACGTAAAGCTTTAGCGTATGTGGTTTTCAAGGTATCCTCGGTAACAGCCCCGTCAATCAACTCTTTGGCGATAAGGTTAGCCGAGTCGAGGATAGCAGTAACTTGCTTAACGGTAAATGTCGGTACTACCGGAACTACAGGCTCAGGTGCAGGAGTTACTTTCTTAGGTGCGGGCTTGCGAGTTCTTTTAGGTTTATCTGAAACAGCCGGTACGACTGGTTGTTTTTCATCTAAGTCAGTGAAGTCCAAGTCCAGTTCGTCATTTTTCTTTACGTTTGCTTTAGCCATTATGTAACATCTCCCTTAATATTTTTGTACTCTTATTATAAGGCAGACTCATCTATGTAGTCAAGTATTTTTAAAGCATCTTGTATAGAATAAATGACGCTTGCGTTGCCTCCACACTTATTAATCTCGTCTATGTTTTTCTGCTGTAGTTCTGTGGCTCCGTATGCTGTACCTATCTTAACTTCAAGGGCAACCATTTTACCTTTGTAACATCCAAGTAAATCAGGTATGCCTCGCTGATAAACACCACCGTGAAACTTAGCCCACCAACCGCCCCGCTTACGCAAGGCGGCTAATATCTTTGTGGTAAGTTTAGACTCTGGGCCTGCCATTAGTCTAACTCGTTCTCTAAATCATTAAGTTCATCCTCAAGACCGTCTAAGTCTAACTCGTCACCGTTCGGATCGCCATCGTCATCACCGTCTACTTCAAGGTCATCGTTCTCAGGCTCCGGCTCAGGTTTCGGTGCAGGCTTTTTAGTATCCGGCTTTTTCTTATCAGCAGGTTTCTTGGTTGCGGGCTTTTTCGGGGGCGGTGTTTCTTCAATCTCAGATTCATCTTCGAGTTCGTCTACTTCGTCGAGTTCAGGTTCTTCTTCCGTTTCATCTTCTTCTACGCCGACTTTAACCCATTTACCGTCTGACGTTTTCTTGACAGCGAATGTGGATACCACAGAGGATTTCTTGGCTTTAGTACCGTCGTTCTTGGTGAACTCCTCATCATCAATGGTACACCCGATGAACTTACCCACAACTTTATCGAGGTCAATCTTGACCTTGTTCTTGGGCACGTTGTACCCTGTGGAAATCAAGAAGTTGTAAAGATTCCACAAAGCTGCCGGTTTAAGTGAAGTTATTTCAAATAAGGTAGCACCTTTAGCGTCACCGTTTACACCGGAAAGTTTCCAGTTAAGGTAAGCACCTCCGCCTTCCTTTTTGGATTGTTTCTGCTCAACGCCGGTAATTTTGAAAATATAATCTCCGGCGGGTATGCGTGAACCGCCACCTTCTGATACTCCTGTGAAATCAATGTTTAATACTTTAGCCATGTTAATTTATCCCCTCTCATTTATTTATTATAGTTTTCATTAATCTTCTTGAGAATCTTAGGTATGCTAGGCTGTAGAATCTCTTTGCCTAAACATCCGGTACAGTCTTTCGTCATGTACTCAGCATGTGGAGCAACGTACAGTGACGGTACTGTTAACTCCTTACCTTTACTTACTACATCCTTATAGTACATTCTACCTACGATATTCACTGACGACTCAAGCATCCTTTGAACGGACGGTATAACGTCAGGGCGGTACAGTTCGTTCTTCTCGTCCGGACCTCTTTCGAGTGCTAGGAATACCACATCCATTACGTCTTGCAGGTTACGGAAGTTCATTATCCAGGTAGTGAGGTAGTCACCGACCTCGCCGTAGTCACGTTGCGAGGTAAGTATTTTGTTCTTTGTGGCGTTGAGTTTACAGTTTTCGGCAACCACAAACCTCTGTAGCATTTTTTGCATACTAGATACACCGTCTATGACGAGTGTATCAAAATTCTTATGGCCTCCATTACGCAAGTACCAGAATACTTTCTCAAGGTCGTCAGGTACTTTGCGTATGTTTATTACCTTTGCACCCATGCCTCTAATAGAGATAGGTTTCTGTTCTCCACAGTTCACCACAAGGCACTTAGAGCCTGTAGCACCGAAGCGTGTTTTGCCTATACCTGATACACCGTATACTACTATAGACAGGTGTACCGGCTGATTATCTACTTCCTGTATCAGACATTCTATCTCCGAAGGGTCAAAGTTATCAGGCTGCGGAGTGAGTTCCACAAAATTGTCAGACATTAGGTTTCACCCTCTCTATAGTTAACTGTATATCGTACCCTTGGTTAAGGTATAAGTTAACGGCTTTCTGTATTTCAATGGACAGCATTTCCGGTTTGTCAACTTCGAATGGTTTCCTATTCAATTTACCTTCACTGTTACGTAAATCTACTATCAATCTAAACTTATTATCAGACACTTTTAAACACCTCCTACATGAATTTTCTTACTTTAACACTACCATCAATAACCCACGCTATTTTAAGTTCATACCTATCGGCAGAACCCTCATTATCAAAGAACCCTATAGATATATGGTCTGCGAATACTTCTAACACAATACCATTAAACGGCTCGCTATCATCTGTCAATACTTCAACTTGAACTGCTGTCCCTACTTTATAGTAATCTAAATCAAACTGCGGCCTGTTTACTATACCGGCTAATTCCGGTGCTTGTGATTCGTCACTCCTGCAATCATTACACACACCGTTCTTACCCTCCCAATATAAGCCATTACAGACTTTACACCTTCCTTTAGGTTTACGTTTCTTAGGTACAGGTTTAGATAACGGAAAAGCCTCATCATAACAGTCCCCGCAGATGTTATATGCTTCTTCAGTGTCAATTGTACACCTACACTTATCACATATCATACTTTGAATACCTCCTTATTCTTATCCTCTTTAATTTGGTACTGCTGTTTAATCATAAAGGCTGTGTCTGCTCCCTGTATTTCTGCCATACATAACGGTTGGTAGTCACAGTCCCATGAGCAGTTTTTGTTTAGTGTGCGGGTTATGGGACGCTTACTGTTACAGTCTAGGATTGTAGCCACCGCCTCACGCAGAGTCATCTTGAGTAGGTTAATCGGGCGGTCTAAGCGTTTCCTGACGTAGAATTGATTTGTGGTGACTTTGGCTCGCTCAATGTGATCCTTGTAGTCGTCAGGGTTAAGTCCGTTGTCGTGTATTACTTTCATTAGGGTAGGTATGTCTGTATCAATCTTAGCCTTGCTGATTGTGCCGTCCTTGTTAATACTAGGTACTGTGGGCGGCTTAGTGCGTATGTAGTTAAGTATCGAACCGGCCACACGGTCTTTACCGTACTTGAGTGTGGCTATCCAGTAGTAGAGCGATGTTTGTGGGTCTATGCTTAGGTAGTCATCTTCAGGTATGTTCTTGGTAAATTTGTGGTCAACTACCCATATCATGCCATTACTGTCCTCCACAATGAGGTCGATAACTCCGGCGTAACCTACTTTATCGGTTAACCTTGCAAGGAACGATACCTCAGTTTCAAGTACATTCCATGACTCATTCTGCCAGTGGTACTCGTAACCGGTCAATAATCTGTGGGCCATCTCCGGTAAGTCGCCGTACTCCTGCTGTTGCTCCTCACTTAATTGTGACCACGAATCTACTTTGTAAAGTTCTAATACTTCTTCCCATGTAAACCCTTTCGAGTTTATCCCGCCATTAGCATAAATCGTCTCAAGTAAACTGTGGCCTAGCACACCGAGAGTTAACGGCATACTCGGTATTTTCTTCTCTAGTTTTTGTTTGTAGCAGTAATCGTGCATTTTAGGGCAACGTCTACGGCATGTCATTTCTGAGTATGTGCCTACCATTAGACCGTGTTTCTTGAATTCGTCCGGTGACGGTTTATTACCAAAATACAGTAGCCTACTCAAACCTCCCACCTCCATTTCAGTTATCGAACCAGAAAACTATCCGCACTTCGTCAGGATTGCCTAACTTCTGTAACTCAGGTATAAACTCGTTAATGAACTCGTTACAGTATTCAGCTAATGATTCTTCCCACTCTAACGAATCCCACCCCTCGGTATTAGTCCATGAACACCATGCGTTAGGAGTTATACCATTCTCTAAGTATTGTCTACGACTTTCAGCAGAAACCATACGAGTAATTTTTATTTTTTGGCTCCAGTCAAAGTTTAATAACTCTGTTAGAGTTAACCAACTATGACTATGACCATCACAACCCCATCTTTCAGACTCGTTGTATACTTCTGCTGATACATCTTTAGGTAATTCTTTAGGCTCTGCTATAGGAGTAAACCTATCGTAGTTTCTTACCCCTGCTAATGCTGCGTATAGCGTGTAGTTTCTACCGTCGTACACATTATTACATTCAGTTTCCTCCCACTCACCGTTTACTCTCTTCTCCACATGCAAGTGAATGTCACACCCCATTAGTATCTCCTCCTTATCTTTTTTTCTTTGTGTTCAGTTCTAACCGCCAGTCAGGGTTGAAGTAGTTGTTTCTCCACACTTGCAGTAACCTGTCTATCGGTAATCTCTTAGGTATGGTTACTACTCTATCCTCGTATAAGTCTACAAACTTTAGGCTTACATCCTCTGACTCCCAACCGCCTAAACGGTTTATTGCTTTAGTTAAGCCGCCGTACGACGAACCGCTATAGAAACCATCGTCACCCCAGGCTATCCACAAATATCTTGTATCCTCTGGCCTACTCGCCAGTTCGATAGTATTCGGTATCAAGTATTCACCGTGATATTTTCTTGCACCTGCCATTTAGTATCAACTCCCGTTTTTGTTCTTGTGAGTATTATACTAAACGGCAGGTAATATGTCAACACTTTTGTTTAAGTTTTTTTATTTAGCCATTTAACGGTTTCATAAGTGATTATTGCTATAGTACCTAATACCATACCTTTGCCTATTTCTTTAAGAACCTCAACTAAATCTATCATACTTCTACCTCCTTCAACTCGCCCCAATGCGTTCCCACTTTACAATCCACAACTAACGGTACGGTTAAGTCTACACCGAAAGTTTTACGCACGGCCTCAGCGTCTTCCATTGTGGATTTAATAACCGGCAGTAACTTATCTACACAATCATCTTTAATGTAGAAGTATAAAGCGTCATGCACCGATAAAACTATCTGAGCCTCGGCAGGGTCAAGTATTTTGTTTAACCTTACCATTGACAGTAGTGTTATGTCACTAGCGAAACCTTGTACCGGGGAGTTTATTGCTTGACGTTCAGCCTCGCCCCGTACACCTTTGTTATCGGAGTTAATGTCAGGTAATCTGCGTATACGTCCGTCAGGAAATCTAACATAGCCTAACCTTTTGGCTAAATCTTTTTGACGCTTATGCCACGTAAGTAAACCTTTATACTTTGTAAAGTATTTGTTACGGAACTCTACCGCCTCGTCAGGGGTTAAATCTACCTTGTAACCTGTCTTAGCATAAGTTCTGAAACCCTCAGCAGACATACCATAAATATAACCAAAGTTGACAGGTTTTCCCTTCTGTCTAACATCTTTATTCTTCTTAACCTCAGCTAACGTCATGCCTGATACTGTGGCTGCGGTTAGTGCGTGTAAGTCCTCGTTGGTTTGATACGCTCGTAACATGGTAGGTTCACCGGATATATGAGCAGCGATGCGTAATTCAATCTGAGAATACCTTTTGTTGCAGGTATACCGATTCCGTATACCTTCTCATAGTTTCCTATGAGTGCAGACTATATCTTAAATCTATTCTTCATGCCATCCAGTAAACTTTGTCTGTGAGTGTTGATATGATCTTTCCTAGTGGTTAATTCTAAGTTAGATATATCATTATTCTTTTTATTACCGTCTATGTGGTGTACTAACTCAGTAGGTTTTAATTTCCTCCCTAAATGCTGTTCCATAACATACCTATGCTCTAATATTTTTTTATTCCTGTTGTGACATAGGACAATGTAACCCTCAGCATCGGTATAGTTATATTTCCAATCAATCTTTAATCCTAATTTTTCAGCCATTTTATGTGTAGCATGGAAAGAGCGTCTACCTAGTTTTTCAGCACACCACTTGCCGCCATACTTAGGAAAATATTTTTTAAGGAATTGAATCTCTTTTTCATGCCATTTAACTTGAGAAAATTTCCGTAACCCTAGTTTCTTTCTTTGAGTATCTAACTCAAATAGGTCGCACTTAAAATACTCTATGAAGAATTGTCTAGGGTACTTAGAGTAGTTTTCTACGAGAAACTCAATTTCCTTTTCTGACCATTTTCTAGGATTTTGTTTAGACATTAAGTTTACCTCCTACACGTAATTCTATTATTTATTATAGTATACCGTGTAGGTTTAAAACACGCAAGAATAAATTCCCTCCCGTTTCGAGTTCTCTTGAACCCTACGGCTTACGCCTAGTCGTTACACCTTCGTATCAACAATGACACGCTTGGCTCGGTATCGCCCTCGTCTTTACGTTAGGGTGTTCACCGAATTAGAGAGGTTTTTAAAGTGCAACCATTGTATTAATCACACTCCACAAGTTTGTATCCAGGTGGTGCACAGATACAGCCTCGTATGAATGGGCCTCGCTCTAAGTTCTGTACGTTGGGGTTTTCGCTGCTGAGTCTGCCGGTGACGGTTAGCATTTTAAATGTGGAGTATATTCTATCCTTGCCCTGGTCTATCGTCTGCTCTATCCAAGGCTGTATGTACGTTGATAATTTCTTTTTCCAGTTACGATACTCAAGTAGTGTATCCACAAATGTAATAACTTCTTGTGGGGACTGGTCTTTCAAGAATGTTAAGTCGTCGCTTCCCGTACTCGGTTTACCTGAGTCTGTTAGAGATATAGGAATACAGTTGAAACCTTCCTCAGAGAATAATAATTTACCTACTTGATCAGGCGAGCTGAAATTAACAGGTAAGTCAACGATGTAACCCTCGTCTGTCTGGTAGTGATCCTGTTTAGGAGGTTTCTTATAGACCTTATATGGTCTAGGGTACGTGTCAGGTACAAGTGCATTTAGTTTCGCCTCCGTTTCCACAATCTTATCCTCACAGATTTGCTGTCTCTCAATGAGGCGTGCCTTATCCATGTATAACCCACGTAGTTCTATGTCCTCAAGAGTGTGGGATGCAGGAAGTATGAGTTTGGTATAGAGATTCCACAGCCTAGCGTCGTCTTTTACCTGTGGTATTTGTTTCAGTGCTATGCGGTAGGTGTTACAACAATCCTCCCCGCAGTATAGCCCCATGTCTTTAAGCGAGGATACTTTCTCTATGAGCCTACCTTTAGCGTCATACTTATTAACGAATACTATTTTACCTTTGTATGGCTGTAAACCTAACATTGATTGGGATAGATATTCTAAATTGTTAGGTGTATTCTCGTTAAGTAAGTGTGAGGCTAACATAGTATCCCATGTGCATTTTACGGAACGGTTAACTTTAACTTTAAACCACTTGTTGTCAAACTTGCTATTATGAGCTACTCTCCATTTAGGTTTAGCCATCATAGCGTCTGCAAGTATTAGTAAGAGTTTTTTCCATGTTACAGTTTTAAGAACACTGAAATGGTGGTCAGGATGTTGTAACGGGAGTATCCATGCTTGTGTGGGAGAGTATGCTACACCGAGCAACCACACCTTTCCTGTTTGTGGGTCGAACCCTTCTGTTTCAAAGTCGTAAGAAATCATTTTAGCGTTGTGTGCGTCTGTTAGCATTTGTTTAAAGTCGTCTAACGACTCCACAAATTTTACGTCATAGTGTGGTTGGTTGTCTACGCCATTTATTAAGTTAGCGAAGTATGCCATGTCCTGTTTGAATATTATCTCGTACTTGGGGTTACGTAACACGGCTGAAGGGTTAAATGTAGCGAAGTATGTTATGCCGTCTTTGACAAACTCTTTGCCTCGGTATGTGGTGATGCCTGACTTACCCACAACAGATAGGGCTGTGTTGCCTAGCAGCAGTATAAACTTAGGTTTGTTTGTGGCTATCTCGTCATGCAGGTAAGGCTGACACGCCTTAATATGAGTCTTACCTATCTTAGCACCGTAAGGCAGGTTACACTTAACCGCTGTGGTATAGTAGAATTTATTTATACCGTTAGCCTGTAGTGATTTCTTTAGGTACTCGTAAGGCTCCCCAGTAAGTAACTCCCCGGCCTTATCTGCCTGCCAGTGCGGGTACTCTCCCACAACCATAATTTTTGAGGATGTGTTACCCCTGCCTTGTATACAGGGGTAGTTTACCTCGGAGTGTAGTTCGCAAAGGGTGCAATTATTCGAGGATGAAATCGTCATCGTCCTCATTCACCTCTAAGTCGTCAGGGTAGACGATTTTCTTTTTCTTGCCGGGGTTAAGAATACTTTTCATGTACTTATCTCCGGCTGTCCTGTCTATCTCTTTGTGCTTATCCAATCTCTTTTCCTCTTGCTCAGATTCTTCTACGGTGTCGGGTTCTTCCTCAACAGGAGGTTCTATGCCTGTGGAGTCCTCGGAAACGTCTACAGGATCGCCTTTCATTGCCTCCTGTAATTCTTCCTCAGCTAATTCAATCTTACTTACGATACTCTGTACCAACACGGCCTTTGAAGTTGTGGTAAGTTGTGGTGCGGTGAATTTCTTAGCGTCCTCTTTAACGGCGTTGAGTAGGAATAGTGCTGCGGTTATTTTTTCTTTCTGTCTAAACATTGTTTAGCCTCCTCTAATAATATCTTGGCCTGCTTCTTGTGCCATTGTATAAACTCTTTGTGGTCATAGACAGCCGGTATATTACCTCGCTCGTCAATCTCCGCTTGGTAAGCCTTGGCCTCGTCTATGTGAAACTTGATACGCTCTTTAATAGGAAGATACTTGCCGTTTGTAAGTCCTATGTCCATGACAACTCTCCTTTAAGCGTTGTCTTTAATTATAAATGTTTAAGATAGTGTTGTCAAGATTTTTATAGAGATTTAGCGAGTTCAATTACCTCATTACATTGTTCTACAGTAGTGCATGTCCACAACTTGTCAGTTAGTCGGTTGATATTCTCGTCCAGTAGCATGATAGCCTCTTGCCTAGCATTTGAAAACTTTAACACCATTTTACCGTATGTGGAACTGTTGCTATAACTGTCTAGGTAACAGTTGTTATAGTCAACACAACTAAATTCACCTTCATGTGTTATAGAGCGTATGTGGCGCAGTATGTTATCTGCCTTTTCTTCTAACTTTTTAATTTCTCTGAGGACTGAGTTAAACTCATCTTTCAACGGTTTTACATTAAAATGCTCATCTGCCGTTTCAATATAAGCACTCTCAGGGTAGTTGTCGTTAATCTGTTTAAATTTCTCCTTACGTATGTTTTTAAGTATTTCCTTCAAAGCGTTAATTCTTTTTATTCCCGGTACTTTCAAGTTACTCATATCTTCTCCCCCTTCTTTAACTGCTTCAATGCGTGAGTTCTGCACGTCCAATACCTCACGGATGCTACGCCTGACTTACACCCAGGTACACAACACTTTGACAAGTGCCATGCTGTACCCCAATAACCATGTGAGTCATACTCAGGGTACTTGTCCAAGAACTCGTCACGGGTATAACCATGCTTGGCTATGTGTACTAACGTGAATATGTCAAGTGACTCTCCACACTCAGGGCATATTAGGGCTTTCGGAGTTGACGCATAGCCGAGTGTTTCTCGTTTTTCATGTGATGAGCATATCTCTGGTAGAGGCAATGTCTACACCTCCTAGATTATCACTCTCCCTTGTGCTTGTCCATGTTGTCGGTTAGTTAGATTATTTAAAGTAGAGGGGTGATAATGCGATTGACCACAATATCACCATGACGGTAAATACCAACGGTACGCATTTATCAGGATTGAATCTTTTCTTCGCCCTCATACTCGTCCTCCTTGACAATGATAATCTCATTCACCGGAACGGCTGTGACGGATACTATCTCACCGTTAGCGTCGGCAAACCACTTAGATTTTGTGGTATTGAGTATGCGGTTAACTTTTTTACCTACTGATTTTTTAGTGCCTGAGTCAATACGTATTTTAATTGTTGTTTCATAAGTAGCCATTATTTAAAGACCTCCCTAAAATTATTTACTATGACTTCATTAAGTTTTTCTTTGTTTTGTAGTGCTTTGAATATATCCTCGTCAATGGTACGTTGTGCAACTAGGTGTAGGTAAAGCACTGGTTTAGTCTGCCCTATCCTGTGTATTCGGTCGCAGGCTTGAATGTATACGTCGAGTTCGTATCCTGTTGAATAAAAGATTGCAGTAGCTGCGGCATGAAGTGTAATCCCGATTCCTCCGGCTTTGATTTGACAGACGATAACTCTAGTATCTTTATTACTTTGGAAAGAGTTTCTCGCATTGTCCCTGTCAGCATCCTTCATACCTCCCCTGATTTGTACGGGGTTTAGTTTTAACTTCTTACACAACTCCACAATTTGATTGAGTTCGTGTAAGAATCTACAAAATACCACTACCTTACCGTTTGCGGCGTACGTTGGTAAGAGTTCTTCTAAAGTTTTCAGTTTAGCGTCGCCAACATCAAGTACGTTGCCGTCATCATCTGTGGTGAATCCTCCAGTGATTTGCTGTAACCTTAACATTTGTGTTAAGAGTATGTCGGCGGTTACAGTTTGCACTTCGGAGAATTTTATGAGAGAATCTTTCCTCATTTTATCGTAGACGGTTTTTTGTGCGCCGGTTAGAGTAACGGGTATTTTTTGGTACGTCCTCGGCGGTAGTTCCAGTACGTCATCCTTCTTAACACGTACACGGTACGGCCTTATCTTGTGTCTTAACTCGTCAAGGTTTTTCCAGCGGATGACCTTGAAACCGAAGTAGTCAAACTCTGCGTACCTTTGCTTAAAGTTTGAGTATTTACCTAATACGCCGGGGTATAATGTGTCTATCTGATTCCACAAATTAAGGCAGTTGTTAGGTTGTGGAGTCCCGGTTAACTGTAGTTGATACGGTACTCCTTTAGCCAACCTTTTTACACACTTGGATCGCTTGGCGGTAGGATTGGCAAGCATATGGCTTTCGTCTATTATTATTACTTGTGGTTGCCATTTTGCGTACTCTTTCTCATGTAGTACAAGGTACTGGTATGTAGTAATTTTGAAAGCTAGTTTAAGTATTGTGGGAAGGTGTTGGGCTATCTCCTCTTGCCATACACCCTTGACTGACTTAGGGCATACAACAAGAACACGATTAACGCCTTTCATTATATTGAGGCAGCCACAGAAATCTACCGCTAACTTTGTTTTACCTAAGCCGGGATCTAGCCAGAGGGCGTACTTTTTCTTTTGTAGTGCTAACTTTAGTATTTTTCTTTGGTAGTCAAAAGGTTTGATTTTGAATTTGTATTTCATGTTTAAGACGTTTGCGGGTCTGGTTTAAAACAACCTGCCGTTAAATTATTTAAACAGTCATTACAATTTTCGTACCTAGAACACCTAAAACCTCCGCATCCATATGATCCGAGCATTATATCCTGATAGTTCCTACACTCGGCACAGCATCTTTTGATTTCGCCTTGTGCGTTTTTTATAACTTCAACTTCTTGGTTCTTACGTGTAATGTATTTTTTCATTATCAATTCACCTCCTGACTATATCCTATGCTTTAACCTTACCGAATAGTTTATTATACTTTTTTGTGTAGAAATCATCTGTACTTACTTCACAGACAGGACATACTAACCTAGTCCCGTCATGCTTGAATTTACGGTACTCTACACAGTACGGACACCACAATTGATTCTTCTTGGCTTGTCCATCTGTGGGAGGCTCGGTTGCGTGTAAACAACTGTAAACATACACTTTAAGTGTGGGGTACTTGTCCTTGATTTTATTAGACCAACCTAAGACCATTTCCTTTTCCCGGTGTACCCTTCTTACTACTTCCTCTACCCCTTTGAACGCTACTACCCCGTACATCTGTAATCATCTCCCCAGCGAAGTAATCTGCTAGTATCTCGGCGTTATCGTCAGCGACCTGTTCCATTGCTGCACCTAATGCACCTACTAAGATAGACAAGGCTAAACCTTTAGAGTGTGGAGGCATTTCCGCTTTTTTAATGTTGCCCGCTATGGAGTTTGCTAACTCTCTAAATGTTTTTACTTGATGCTCAAAGTCTGCGTCTATGTCTATGGTGATTTTAGTACCCTTGGGGTCATGCTCAAACAGCATTATAAGGTGTTGGGCCTCGTAAGTTTTAGTTTCACCCTCTTTAGTTATGCTAATCTTTGGTAATCTTTCTTCCACAATTATCCTCTCCTCTCGTCTGAATGTATCTTAACATACGTTTAAGTGCTTGTCTATACTTTTTCGTAAATTTTACGAAATAATTATTGTATTCTTCTGAGCAGTAGTTTATACTGTGAATACGAGGTGATAAGATTGGTAAATAATAGGTTGCTTACGATAGAACAGGTGGGCAAGCTGTACGGTAAAAACTATAAGCAAGTCCTGTATGCTATCGAGAAAGGTGTTCTAAAGGCTGAGAAGGTAGGCTGGGCATGGATTATCCGAGAGGAGCATTTGCCGGACGAGTGGCCGCCCAGGTCTAAAAGAGGAGGTGTTACTGATAAAGCAGCGAGTAATTAGTGTATTCTCCGGTGGAGGGTTCCTTGATATAGGATTTATGAAAGACTTTAAGATTGTGTGGGCGTGTGACATGGACAAGCAAGCGGTTAAGGCTTACTCTGATAACTTAGGTAATCACATTAGATGTGTGGATATTACTAAGGTAAACTTTAAAAAACTGTGTGGTAAGATTGATGGGTTAATCGGTGGGCCTCCGTGTCAGGACTTTAGCGTAGCCGGTAAAGGTGCAGGGGAGTCAGGTGAGAGGGGTAAACTTGTGTGGGACTATCTTAATAAGGTAGATGAGTTAAAGCCTAAGTGGTTTCTGTTCGAGAATGTTAAAGGCATAGTGAGTAAGAAACACATTCATACTTTTGAGGGTTTGGTACAGGAGTTTACTAAGCTAGGTTACACTGTGTATTGGAAGGTGTTAAATGCTTGGCATTACGGGGTAGCACAGAAACGTGAGAGAGTATTTATTGTGGGGATGCGGAATGATTTAGGCGTTACGTTTGAATGGCCGAAAGAATGGCCGGAGCATAAATGGAGAGTGTTACGAGATGTGATAAGTGGCTTACCTGAGTTGAATAATGAGAGTATGGGGGAGTTACCTCAGTATACTTTAGACCGGTTAAAGAGTAAGTCTATAAGTAACTCAGGTCAAGAGAATGTGAGAGTATTTGACGTAAATAAACCTGCTCACACTATCACAAATAATATAGGCAATAACCCACACCAATTCTTAATTAACCATTACGGTTTAAGGAAATTAAACAAAAGGTTAAGAAGGTTTACTGTCCGTGAGTGTATGCGTATTCAGTCTATACCTGATTGGTACGTCTTTAAGGATGACATTAGTTTATCAGCACAGTATCGCATAATTGGTAACGGAGTTCCGTGTTTACTCGCTTATCAATTAGCACGTCAGATAGTTAAAGTCTTTAAGGGGGCTGCCGGATGTTAAAGATACCTTTTTATTTGTGGGACAAGCAAGGCGAGGGTTACGTTAGTATATCGTCAAATGATCCCACAACCACAGGGTCGTGGGATGAGGAGTTTTATAAATGGCCGAAGGACAAGCATAAACTACTTCCTTCTATTATAAAGGCGCAAGAGTTAGGGCGTGACGTTTACTTTGGCCTTGCCGTGTATAAGGAACCCACACGCAATGAGGACGTAGTTAACCTTAATATGTTGTGGGCTGACCTAGACAAACGCCCCGGTAGAGTGCCTATGACTAAGATTAACCCTAAGCCTACTATGTTGTGGGAGTCGAGTCCTGGTAACTATCAGGCTGTGTGGTTACTTAATGAGAGTTTAGATAATGAGCAGTTTAATAAGATTAACCGAGAACTCACTTACACGTTAGGTGCGGATAAGGGTTGCTGGAATATCAGCCGAGTGTTTAGAGTGCCGGGGTCGATTAACTTTAAACGTGGTGCGGAAGGTGAGCAGGGCAAAGTTATTCAAGCCACAAAAGCTATTTACGATGTTAAGAGTTTTATTCACACTAAAGGTGCAGAGGTTGTTATCGGAGATGTGGAGGACGAGCCTGAGCTAGACTTACGGGAGTTATTGTATCCATATAAGCGGAAAATTATTGCTAGGACTTGGGAACTGCTGAATACTCCCATGAGTGAGGCCACACGGGATAGGGATAGATCGGCTAGGTTGTGGGAGTTGCAGAGACTTCTTGAGGAGGCGAAAGTACCTAAAGACAAGGTACGCTTAATACTTGAGCAGAGTGTTTGGAATAAGTTTGCAGGCAGGCATGATGAGACCGTCAGGTTAGACAATCAGATAGAAAAAACAGACGGGTTAGAGGAGGGTATAAAGAATGAACAGGTTGATCGTGAATGTACGTCGTACTCGGAGCTTATGGGTAAGAAAGTACAGAAGGAGCGTTGGCTTGTTGAGAATTGGTGGGCTGAGGATAGTCACGGTTTCGTGTCAGGGCAACCTAAGACGTTTAAATCAGTTCTCACTACGGACTTTGCTGCATCAGTGGCTTCGGGAGAACCGTTCTTAGGCTGTAAGGTACATAAACAGGGGCCGGTGCTAATCATTCAAGAGGAAAACTCTGAATGGATCATGCAGGACAGGATGCGGAAGGTTGTCCACAGTAAGGGCTTGTTAGAGGGACAAGCTGACGTTAATGGTAACATTATAGAGGCGAGTTTTCCTCCTGATTTACCGTTATACTTTCTCAATAATAAAGGTTTTTGTTTAACCGAAGCCGAGGACAAGCTACACATTGAGAAACAGATTATCAGGATTAAACCAGTGCTTGTTATATTTGACCCTCTTTATTTAATGCTTGGTGATGCTGACGAGAACAGTAGTAAGGACTTACGCCCTATTCTAGTGTGGTTGAAATCGTTACACTTTACATACAACACAGCAGTCATGGTCGTTCACCACTATAAGAAATCAAGTTTTAGTAAACGTGGAGGTCAAAAGATGCTCGGCTCAGCACTATTACACGCTTTCACTGAGAGTGCATTTTACTTAGACCTTAAAGAAGATGGTGTGGTGAGTGTAGAGAGGGAGTTCAGGGGCTATGCTAAACCGCCTCGCTGTAAGATTAACATTGAAATGAGTGAGCCAGGCGAACTCATGTACAGGACTGAGGTAGAAGTAGAGGACAGTGTATATGAAAAGATACGTGGGCTGTATAGTGCTAACTCGTTTACAACGGATGAGGCAAGGGCGGTAACAGGATGTGGCCCTAAGAAGACTGGCCAACTGCTTGAGAAGTTAGCTAAGGAGAAAGAGATTAGAAAAGTTTCTGAGTCTGGGAAAGGTAGAGGGAATAAAGAGACATGGGAGGTAATACGTTGAGTAGATTTAAAATTATCTATGCTGACCCGCCTTGGAGTTATAATACTAAATCCGTCCCTCCTAGTAAAGAAGTTACTAACCATTACAGTACATTACCGATTAAAGAGTTAAAAAATATCCCAATACAAATGCTAACGGATAAGGATTGTTTTTTATTTTTGTGGGCTACTTTTCCTTGCTTGCCGGAGTCTTTAGAATTAGTAAATGCTTGGGGGTTTAGTTACAAAACTATAGCTTTTAATTGGGTTAAAAAGAATAAAAAATCTGATGGGTGGTTCTGGGGCTTAGGTGCTTACACTAGGGCTAACTCAGAGATATGTATACTTGGTAAAAAAGGATCGCCCAAAGTGTTAAGTCGTAAAGTTCATCAAATTATAGATTCTAGGGTAAGAGAGCATAGCCGTAAACCTGACGAAGTTAGGGACAAAATAGTTGAACTGTGTGGAGATGTACCAAGGCTTGAATTGTTTGCCCGTGACCGTACTCCCGGTTGGTACGTGTGGGGTAATGAAGTCAAGCCTGCTAATAAGGTAGAAAAGATTGTAGCAAAGGTACTAAATACTAACAGGGGGTCATAGAATGAAACAAGAAAATAACGAGGGGGATACTTTAATGACTTTGTTTAACAAAGTAACTCTATGTCTAGCATTAATATGCACGATGCTATCATTAACCCATACGCCTAACATTACCTACCCGACTCCAGAGAATCTACTTATCAGGCGTATTGATCTCGGTGCTACAATACTTTCACACGGTCTTAATCTTGTGGTGATATGGGTGACATGGGCTACTGCATATATAATGTCGCAGCCCGATAAGAAAAACAAAGAGAATAAAAAAGATAAAGAATAGCCTTCAAACCACCTTAAACGGTGGTTTTATTTATGTAAAAAACTTTAAAAAAGGTATTGACTTATAGTTTTATGCTTAGTATAATGTAAAAAATGAGTTGAGTAGGGGGGGGCGGTTTGTGGATGAGATTTTACGGCAAGTATCATGTAAGTACAACTCTTAACTTGGATGGTAAAGTATTAATATTTATTAAAGACAGATATACTAATTTCACTAAAGGTAAAGAGTATCCTGTTATCACAGAAAGGTATAATAACGGTAAAGTAAAAGACTACAGAATTATTGATGACGATGGAGATAGCTACCCCGTAGGCAAAGGCGATGTAGGTAGAATGTTTAGTATAAAAAATGAGTTGAGGGGGAGATATTAATGACGTTAGGTAAAGGAATGAAAATGAATGTTGAACTTACTAGGCTTATGGCAGGTCGTAAAATAGGTGATGTTTTCAGCAATGGTAATGAAGTTCTAGTTACTCTTGACAATGGTGATAAAATTAAGTTTAGCAATAGAGGGGATGACGAGGGTATTTTGGTAAGACGTTACGAGGTTAAAATAATAGAGCAAGATATTGAAATATAACCCGAAAGGGTTATTTTTTTACCTTAATTTACATGGTACTTAGACAAGCCCTCGGTGCATAACTTATATCAAAGCGGAGAGGTAAGGTGGTTAGACAGTGTTTGATATGGTTGTTAGGCACTCTGACTTTTCTAAGTACAGTAATGAGGGAATATTGAATGCTTTGGATATACTATACCCTGAGAGAGATTTATATAGTTTGTCGCTAGACTGGAGGAAAGACCCTCAGTATATTATGAAAGCGAGAGGCGTGTACGGTGATGTGCTTGTGGGATGGTCAGAGGTAGATTATGGTGAGTATTGGTCAGACGCTTGGGGAGATAATATTAAGGAGGTGGCAGTTAGTGAGTGCATTAATGACTGTAGGGACTGTGTTACTGACTATTAGCGTATACGGATTGTTTGAAGTTTTGTATTTAGGCAGGGAAAAGGTTAAGTCTATGTGGAGCGAGGTAGATAATATTCCCGATGCGAAGGAGTCGTGGGAGAATGAGTAATAGTTACGGCGGCTCGGTTAATGCGTTTGATGGGTTAGGTAAGGCTGTGTGGCTCGGTGCTGACGCTGGGATAAACTGCGTGTGTAATGTTGTTAAACACTTTGCGGATAAGTGGGGTGACAGTAAGAAGGAGAAAGCGAAAGAGTTATTCCACAATGTCGGGATGGATAGGACGGATCGAGATACCGGAAAGACTTACAAACCACAAATCATTAAACAGATTAAGACGGCGTACGGGGTGCATCTTATCGTTAAGACTTACCCCGGATTGTGGGTTGGTGACTTTTTTAAGTATCACCCACAGATAGAGTCGGCTTTAAATGCTGAGGTGCAGATTAGTCAGGACAGTAAAGGCTTAATACACCTGAGAGTGTTTACGAGGGCTATACCGAGGAGATTTAAGTATACTGATAAGTTTGTTACCCGGGGTGCGAAGTGGCCCTGTGCTGTGCCTGTGGGCATAGGCAGGGAGGGCGTTGTGTGGTTGGTGCTATCCGATGACGAGTGCTTTTCGGTTCTTGTGGCAGGTATGCCGGGGGGCGGTAAAAGTAGTTGGTTACGGCAGGCATTAATGTCATTGATTACCAACTATACCCCTGATCAGGTTAAATTGCACCTCGTAGATATGAAACTCGGCGGTGTGGAGTTATCGGGGTTTCAGTTGGCTCCACACACTCAAGACTTCGCCTGTGACCTTGGTGGAGCTGAGAGAGTCCTTACAGGGGCACTCAGGAGGCTACAGGAGAAGGCCATAGCTATAGGTAAGGCTCATGTGTCCTCTATAGCCGACTACAACGCTCTAGGAGGCCCACAGATGGCCCATGATGTTGTGGTGATAGACGAATGGATGAGTCTTGACGGCGGAATGGATAAGGACGGTAAGGGGTTCGGGAGTAAGGGCGCAGCGTTGACGCTGTTACAGCAGGGCAGATTCGCCGGGATGCACGTTATTATATGCACTCAGCATACGTCGGCTAAGGTCGTATCGGGCGAGTTACGGAGTCTTATTCCCACAGCAATAGCTTTTAAGGTTAGTTCAAGACGGTACTCTCGTATGATATTGGGCGAGGAGAGGAGTCAGGCGGCGTATTTGGAGGTTCAGGGACGGTGCATATTCCAGGCTAAGGAGCGTATGCGTAAGGTTCAAGTAATGCACCTGCATCTTAAAGCAGTAGTACCTATGTTACGCAAGATGTTTCCCGCAGCAACGAAGGGCGTTGTCCCGACTGTGTTGGCTACTGAGCAAGATAAAGAGTCGGCGTTAAGTTGGTAACCTAGTTTAGTTATAGGTTTGTATATAAGTTAAGTATAAGTTACTTTGTTTTATAGCGGGGTGTTAGGTCTTATGAGTGCTAAGTTTCAACTCAATAACTTTAAAGTGCCTAAAATAACTTTAAGACGTTTCGATATTATTAATTTACTCAAAGAGCATGGTGTTCTTTCTCGTCGGCAGATTAATCAGTTAGTGTTTAATGAATCGGATTATGGAATATGGAAGTGTCGTGTGGAGTTAAAAACTCTGCACGATGCTAGGCTCATACAGAGGGGTAAGTGTATGAGTGTTAACGATTATGTATATTGGGTAGGTAAGTCGCCGGGGCAGCTTGACCACAGGTTAGGCGTGAATGATATATGGTTGACTGTGCGTGATAAAGTGAATATATTCGTGAAGGAGTACGATTTCGGCATGGGGGTCGCTGACGCTTACTGTGTGGTAGAGGATAGACCATACTTTGTGGAGTACCAGAGGTACGTCAGCAAAGATATATGTGATAAAGTGACTAAGTACGAACAGTACGCCCTCAGTAAGCGGTGGGATACGAAAGACTGGCCCATGCCTGGGAAGTTCGCTAGAGTTATTGTGGTTGTGGATGACGAGCGTGATAAAGTGAGATACGCTAAAGTGATCAAGAGCGATACAGTGAAGTTTGTAGTATGTCTTAAAGAGAGTGTAAAGGATGTGATAAAATAGGGATAAACCGCCCGGAGGCGGTTAAGATGATATATATTGCCATCGTGCTGGTGCTATATAATCTGTATTACTTTCCGGTTGGTGCATTTCATGTAAAGTATTTTCTCTAAGGTTGTTAGCAAAGTTGATAATTTCATCTTTAGATAAGTCATTAACTATCTGGATAATGCTTCCATTATGATAGTTAATGACAGCAATTGGAATACTGCCTTTAGGTAGCATTTGACCTGCCATTCTCCAATCATTTTGACCAAAACTAGAAAATAATACTACCACATTGTTATAATATGACATTAAAATTCCTCCTTAATTAATTTCCTGGTAGGTGGCTTTTGTCCGGATTCCGCCGTGAACCGGATGAGTTAAGCGGTAGCGTTTGTTAATTCGGCAATCGCATTATCCAGCCACTGAATTTCAGCCTGACGACGCTTTTTATCTGCCTCAATATCGGCAATATACTGTTGGATGCAAAGTAATGCTTTTTTGCGCTGTATTGGATAATAATTTCTTACTGGGTGACTATGACACTGACAGGTACCTAACCCCAAGTCGGAACTGTTGTAGCAGTTAATTTCTGTAATCATCCATTCACCGTCACGTAAATCTTCAAGTATACCTTTTAACATTATGTATTCCTCCCTCTTAATTTTAATCTCCTACCCAACGCCCTGTGGACGCTCGGCAGGGGATTAAACCCTGCTTACTTTTCCAAAGTCGATGCGGAAGGAGTAAACTTTATGCCCGTGTGCATCGAAGTAGTGCGCTTCGCTGTCAATCTTGGAAAGCTGTTTTCTGATGCGCTGCGCCTCGAAGTCTGTGCTACCGAAACGGTTGACTGTTTCCTCTAGTCTCTCTTGCAACTCGCTTTCCTTGGCATATTGTTTTTGTAGATAACTTCTAGCTTGCAGTAAAAGTTTATTGCCGTGTGGCGGTTGGTTGTAAATATTGATGATGTGTTCGCTCGGATAACCTCTTAACTCCATTAATAACTCCTCCTCGATTGTTTTTTATTATTATATCATAGTATGTAGTTAAACACAAGTGTTTAGACAACAATATTTAAGGACGTGATAAAATGAATTTAAATGGTGTAGGTCGTGGGATCGGTTGTATTCTCGGTACGTTGTATCACCTGGGGCCACCGGATGATACACCAGAATATGAGAAGCATTACAAAAAACAGATACGCAAAGAGAAAATATTCAACAAGCGCATGGAATCGTTATACGGTGATGCCTGGGAAAAGATTAAAGCCAAACGTCAAGAGGCCAGCAGGAAAGAGATGTTTTCGATAAAGTGATCACGTGTGCGATAAAGTGACTGCAGGGGCGACGGGGAGAAAAAAGACCGGCCTAATACGGCCGGTTCCTTTTACCTTCCATAAAATCACGGTAGTTTTTAGCCTTAGTCTCTGTTTCAAAAGTAGCTACCAATACTCCGTTATCTGATACATACCACCTATTACCCTCGGTAGGGTTAAAGATAGGCTCAACGTCTAATCTAGGCTCTATGTAGTTTGGATGCTTATACAGGTCTTTCAAACCCTTTGTGATACGTACTATACAGTTATCTAATAATGCACCCCCGCCAAGTGATCGTGTATTCTTTATTAACAAAGGTATTTTACTATTACCTGTTGACCTTCCAATATAGCCGATAGTGTCGTGTTCTTCTAACCATACGCGGCCAGTGTCGGCGTCGCCATAGAAAACACGAATACGATCCTTGTTATCCATAGCACGTTGTAATATATTACATACTGCCTCCGGCGTTTCTTTGTGGTATGAGGTTCCGTTAATAACTTTGTATTTGTCCATTGTATTACCCCCTTATGTATTGCATAAGTCCCGGCTATATGCCGGGTTTATGCTTTTTTACTAAGTGTATTAGTTTGCGTTCAACTGTCCTGGTATTCCTACCCCACAATATGATCGGCATCTGATCGGCAGCGGGCGGGTTAATCACGGCATAAAAAATGTTTTTACCTTCCTGTTTCAGTTCTACTTTTGTCATATTCTACACCCAAGCATAACTATTTTTAGCTTCTGGTAAAGACTCTAACCATTGAATAACTTCTTGTGGTACGTCTTCTTTTAACCAGGCCGAACCTATCTTATAACCACAATCAGGGCATACAGCGGAAGGATTATTTTTATAAGTTTCCCCTCTTGAGCGTTGATGTTCACAAGTTGATCTCATATCGTTCAAATGCCATTTGTCCCATACACCTAGGAATTTATCCATCATTTCAGAGTTCCATCCAGGGTTAAATGACCACTTAGAGCGATCTTCCTCTCTTAAACTCATATCAATCTGACCGCAACCACCTAAACAATTGCCAGAAGCTAACGGCCCTTCAATTCCTGTTATAGACAGTTTACCATCATTAGTATAATTAATTTCCATAAATACATTATAACTTCTTCCTCCCCTAGTTTTTTTCTTGATAGGGTTAACAACTTTATACATTGTATTACCTCCTTTTAATTATTCTCCTATGCCCACAAAATATATTAGTTGTGGGCAACGGACAACAATTATTCAATAATATCTGAAATTTCCTCGAATCGTTCTTTATTCCACAAATCCTTGTTTATAAATTCCTCACTGTTTTTGTATAGATTAGCTTTTAATTTTGTAGCAAAAACTAACCCTTCCTTCTCCGCTTGCAGTATACTTTCAGTTGTTATCTTATTTATAGGTTCTTCTAAGCATTGACACCCGTTACCAGTGTTACGGTTCGGTTTATACTTCAAAGAAAAAGTCCAACCTCTCCAGGCAAAGTTATCACGTTGGGTATATATAACATTGTCATTAGGTGTTACGATGTACCCATATAAATAAGTAGGATTTTCTTTAAGAATGAAACATTTGAACCCATCCTTGGATAACTCCTTCATTGAATCAATAAGTTCCTGCCTATACTCATTATTATACATAATATTACCTCCTTTTAATTATTCTCCTATACCCACAAACAGTATTATGATTGTGGGCAACGGACAACAATTTTTAAGGCCTTGCAGCAGGGCATTATACCTTGTAATAATGCACGTTATAGCCAACCTCATAGTTGCAATTGTAATAAGAAAAGGAATTAACTTTCTCTTTTAACTCGTCTAATGATTCTATCTTTGTTAATATCGACACATTAAACGGGTGAGAAGGTGAAGGGTAACACTTAGAAGGACATAACCAACCTTCCCACGTACCATTCTTTTTTATTTCTGCTCTAACTTGTGTTAGTGTTTGTTTAATCATTCGTTATTCCCCTTCCTCTAATAGTTCTGAATAGTCCGGTGCAGGGTACCAAGTATCCGGCATGTTAGCGTCTAACCATTCTTGTAGCACAGTTTCAACCCCTTCCAGATAGGTATTGAACGATAAGCCAAAAGGCAGCCGATCCTAAAGCTAATTCCCACAAAGATTAAACCTCCTTAATTTAATTATTCATCCGTCCCCACAAAATAAGCAATGCAGGGACAATCAATAATTAACAAAGTATACGTTCGCTGTATTTATTAGCATTTTTAATATTATCCTTATAGTAAGATAGGCATTTGTCAAAGCCTTGTTCAATAATTTCAGTATATTGTTTACGATGATCGCCGTTTAGAATATAAAATTTCTGCATTTGACCAAGTACCAGGGCCGTTGTTTTACATCCGTAAATATCAATATCATAATTGTTATAACTAATATAAAACCCTTCATATGTTTTTGAGTTTATTGTTATTAATGAATTATCCCCTTCAATCACTGAATTATATTTTATTATTCTGCCCTCATTCATGGTATTACCCCCTTTTTAAGTTTTACCTATACCACACAATAAAGTCTCTATGTAACATAGGTAAGACTTAATTTTGCCACATTTACCACACATCTAGCTCCGTTGGCCTCGTGTCTGTTGTCAGTAACCCTTGACCTGCATCATGCAGACTAGACCGGGTTACGCTTTGTGGCTTATATTCTGTTGGTAGTTTGTTACTGTCATCCTACTACATCCCTTGTGTGGGATGTTTCGTCGTTTACGACTCATCAGGTAGGCTATACATATTGCGGTTTAAAAAATACCCTCTTGCCTTTAAGTTTGAAATAGTCATTCGTTGCATATTTTGTATACATCCTTAGTTTCTTTGGTTTTTCTCCCGGTTTAGTTTGAATAAGAACAAAATTCCCTTCATAACCACATACGTGAATACTACTATTCTCTGTGATATAACCCACAAAATTTCTCATACTGTTAACCCCCCCGGTTGTTTGTCGTGTTCTTTAACTGTTATAAGTATAACATATAACTAAAGTTTTGTCTATAGTTATTAATGTTTTTGTTTAAAGTTTTTTGTGTATATAATGGAAGGTATTATTTTACCGGTTTTTGGTTGCTAGTATTTTGGGTGTTAACTGGTGAATAGATTGACCACACATTTTTAAGGTTGTGTGGTCTTTTTGTGGTTGTTTTAAATTAATGTAGCCTTAAGTAGATCACGTTCAGTAGCTGTTAGAGGCGGTTTCCGGTCTTTTAGGTATAGTTCTATGGCCTCTTGTTCCGTCTCGGCATAGACTAGGTAGCCTTTATCCACACATAGATTATTATGGGCATCTAAGTATGGAATGACCCTTACATAATATTTATGCAGTAACATAGCTATCATAGATTCGCCCCTTCCTCGTAAGCATAAAAGTCCTCGTATTGCTTCATTATTGCCGTACCTTTCAAGGCCCGAAGGTGTTTAGCTAATACCTTAGTGATATAGCTAGATGCCGTTCTGTTATCCACATCTGCCAAGTAGTTAATAACGTGCAGCATTTCTTTAGGCATGGTCACTGGCTTACGGATGTTTTTGTTAGAGACTGCCACAAATAATCACCCCTTCTGATTTTTTAGTTTTTTGATTAGGTTTTTAGTGTATTGCTAGTGTTATTTAATGTACTACTAATGTATCACTTTAGATCGTTTTAGTCAATTGAATCTTTATGTATAAGTATTTATAGTGTACCTCGAGTGTTATACCACCTATTTTAGGTTTTTGGGCGGTTTTAGATAAGTCGCTGATACTCAATAATACACTGTTTTACTTGTGTATGCTTCTTGTAGCTCGAGGGCCGATTTTAGGTTTTTGAGGCAAGTGAGCTAAATTGATTAAATTGGGTTATTTGAGGCTATACTGGTTAAAACGGGGGAATCCTAAAATGGCCGATTTTGAGATCCCCTATAAAATAATAATGCCTTATTTTTTCTTGTATAAGGTAAAATGGACATACGTATAGGGGACAGAATGTCCCCCCTTATACGTCAGTCTTGTCAGTTGATTTACTTAAACAAAAAAAAATAAGGTGCTAAAACCCAGCAACGACGCGGGTTCCCGTAATTAAACACAAAAAAATAAGGTGTTTTGCGGTCATGTGCACCAGTGACACACCACTAACAGCTTAATGTTTGTGTATAACCCTATTCTTAAAGAATTGTGTTAATCATTAAAGATTCTTGTATATTATTATAGAATTGTATATAGGAGTGACGGTATAACACTAGAGCGATACTATGACCCCCCTACCCGGCCCCCCAGCGACCCGGCCACTTAATGGCATCCACTCTCTACATGCCCATTACCCTACCATTCCTATACAAATTTCTTTAATAATACAAAAAGAACGACTCAGACAAAAACACAAACACAAACTAGAACACCGACACGGGGGAAGTGTGGAAATCAATCACTGATTTGTGGAGAACCGTATACCATATCGAGGACATGCTCTATATGGTGTGGTATACATATACCCAATTTCTAATTTTTCATATTTTCCTCTGGTATAACTATACAAAAATCTTTAAATACAAAATAGTAGTTGATCAATTATAAATAATAGTTTAAAATAGGTAATAAGTACATTTATGAGTATTTAAATATTTTTTAACTGTGGAGGGTACATAATGAATATAGGATTAATAGATTTGAAACATCCAAGACCTAACCTAGCATTAATGAAATTGTCAACTTATCATAATGATTGTGGTGACAAGGTACACCTAAACAAATTAGTCTTACGCACCGGAATAAACTATATTTCATGTATATTTGACAAGGACAAGCAGGTAGTAGATAAACTATTAAACAAGTATCCTAACTCTGTGGCAGGAGGGCCGGGATACGATGCTTATATAAACCTACCTAAAGATGTGGATAGCTGCAAACCTGACTACTCCCTATACAATATAAATTATGGCCTCGGAAGGTTAACGTCAGGATGCCCGAATGATTGCCCGTGGTGTGTGGTTCCGAGTATCGAGGGTAACTTAGTACATACCGTTAATACTGTGGACAAGTTAATTAATCCTTCATCTAATAAGGTAGTTTTATACGACTCTAATTTTTTATCGTGTGTGGATGCCCCTGACCATTTGCAGGACATTATTGACCGTAAACTATCCATATGTTTCGACCAAGGATTAGACATTAGATTAGTTAACGACTTCTATGCTAACTTGTTAAGTAAGATTAAAACCGAGTCTTTTACAGGACGCAAAAGAATGTTTTATTTTGCCTGGGACAAGCCTGAGATCGAGTACCATGTCGTGCAAGGTATAAAGTTATTAGGTAAAGCAGGTATAAAACCTTACAGGTTAACTTTCTATGTATTGTGTGGGTACAATACTACGATAAGAGAGGACTTATACAGGGTGCTAAAATTGAAAAGTTTAGGTGTTGACCCATTTGTTATGGCCTACGATAAAACTAAACCTTATGTAAAAGACTTAGCTCGTTGGTGCAACAGAAAACAGTTGTTTAAATCATGCACATTCAAAGAGTATATTAAACAAAAGTACAGTAAGAGATAAAAAAGAAAAACCACACCTACTCATTAAGTGTGGTTAAATTTTTTAGAAGGTCATTCGCTAAGACCGTGAGAATAAATTATAATTTTTAAATCAAGTACCCAGTAAACAGTATACCCATTGAAGTGTGGTAACTATACGCCCTAAACTCTATTGTGGTAGCAATAAAAATTTAGAAGATTTCTGCTAAATAATTCTTTACTTACCATACAAGTAGGGCGTATACTATTTGTAGAAGAGAAAATTGATAAAACTATAGAGGAGTGAGTACATATTAAAAAACCTTACCTTATTGCGATAGACTTCGACGGCACTCTGTGTAAAGACGGGTGGCCGGATATATCCAAAGCGGAACTTATTGAGTCCACCATTAACATGATGCAAGCGCAGTTAGCCGGTAAGCCAAACACTGTCTTTATTTTGTGGACATGCAGGGCTGGCGAGAAACTTGAGGACGCTAAAAAATTTATAAGGCAGCATAGACTACCAATACATTACTTTAACGAACATCACCCGTCAGTATTTGAGTGGATGCAGGACGCAGTAGATACGAGGAAAGTCTACGCAGATCAATATTGGGACGATAAAAGTATTACTATGCCGCCACTATACATGGACGAGGAGGACTGATAAATGATTCATGTGTGGACATGCAAACAGTGTGGCACAACGAATCAGTCTAACATTTTTTCTCCTGGTGTAACCACTGTTAAGTGTAAAAACTTAGAGTGTCTTAGCGACTACACCATAACCACTACAACAGAAATGACGCTACTATTCGGAGGGAGGACAACCTTAAAAGATGAGAATAGCACAGATAGTACCACACTCTATAGTGGATGGGGCGGGAAATAGGCTCGTTGTATTTTTTCAAGGGTGCGGTCATAATTGTAAAGGCTGCCACAACCCGCAGACGCACGACTACGAAGGTGGTATGTTTATTACACCTAAAGATTTAAGTAAAGTTATACTTAATCATTTAGAAGCTAACCCACTAATAACAGGTATAACTTACTCAGGCGGAGAACCTATGGATCAGCCTGCAAGTATGTATTATTTAACAGGCATGTTAAGAGAGAAAAGACCAGACTTAAACTTTATGTTATATACAGGTTACAACTTGAGTAAGTTAATGGAGTATGATTCACTTACACTAGGTCTAATGGATTACATTGTGGATGGCCCTTACATAGAGTCGCAGCGTGACATATCGTTAAGATTCAGAGGGTCAAAAAATCAAAGAGTATATCAACGTATCGACGGTAAATTCGTTGACGTAACTGATACGCAGGAATGGAGGTAAAACGTGAAATCAATTAGTGAGATTCGTAAACTCGGTAGGGACTACTGCCAAACGGAAGGTTCGGCACATTACGTAAAACTACGTGAACACGGCATAGATGCTATAGAGGTTGCAATGGCTAACGACATATTCGAGGACTTTGCAATAACTAACATCCTTAAGTATGCGTTACGGTTCAAAAAAACCCGTAACCTTGAGGACTTGAAAAAGGTAAGTGACTACTCGCATATTCTTTGTGGTGTGGAATTGGACAAGCGAGAAACTTTTTCTGAAAGGATAAGGAATAATGCCTTATAAATTCCCTCGTATAAAATTTGCAGACACTAACACTATCAAGCAACAACTTGACCACATTCAGTCAGAATTGGTTGAGGTTTTTAAAGCCTATAACGATGGTATGCTAGGTGAAATGGACATGGAACTGTGCGACTTAGGGCAGAGTGTGGAAACGCTACAGCGTATGCGTGAAGAACGTAACGGCGTATCCACAAAGATGACACAAGAAGCAATGGTAGAGAAGAACAGAGAGAGGGGTTATTATAGTGAGGAGGAGAGTAATTGTTAAAGCCTACAGTATTAACTTGTTTTGATATACCGGAGGTTTGGTACAGGTCGTTATCCGAATTATACCACGCTTATTCTAACGGTGGTAGTAGAGAGTACATGGTACAGCATGGTAGTTTTGAGAATCAGCATGAACGCAGAGAGCTTGACTACCTCACGGCTGTCATAACTAATCCAGGTAATAGACCATTAACTCCTATTATACCAGAAGGTATAAATGTTGCACCGCCTACAGACATGGATAAGATAGAGAAATACTTTGCTAATTATATCTTTGGCTGTGAGGTTGCTGACAACGAGGATTACACTTATGGTGAGCGTATACAAATCAGTTTACAACACGTTATAGGTATTTTGAAATTAACTCCTAATACTAATCAGGCTATTATTGAGATAGGGCAACCGTCAGATATTTACTTGAATGATCCACCTTGTTTAAGGACTATTGATTGCCGGATTAAAGACGGTGCATTGCATTTTATAATCTACTTTAGGTCATGGGATATATTCGCCGCTATGCCGGAAAATCTTGGAGGTTTACAGTTACTTAAAGAGTATATGGCCTCAGAGATAGGGGTAAAGGACGGGTGTATGATAATCTCCTCTAAAGGAGCGCACGTTTACGACTACGCCTGGGAGCAGGTAAAACAGTTAATTAAATACAAATAATTTTAATCACTTCCTATTATATACGCAGATATTGAGTACAACAAAAACTTCCCGGCTGAACACTACGCCGAGGTCAGAGTTATGGAGGATTGGTAGAATGGTTGACTATATGGAATTGGCTAAAGACGTTGCCAATAACTCAACCTGCTTACACCGTAAAGTAGGGGCTGTGCTTGTGAAGGATGGTAAAGTTATAGGTGTGGGTTATAATGGCCCTATCATTAAATTTGCCTGTATGATGCACGGCTGTAAAAGGGATAAGTTAAATATTCCTAGCGGTGAGAGGTTAGAAGTATGCAGAGCGTTACACGCTGAGGTCTGTTGCATACTTGATGCGTACAAACATTACAATAACCCGTTAGGTGCTACTATGTACGTTACTCATGCACCATGTAGAATATGTGCTAATGTTATATATGATGCAGGTATATCGTCTGTTATATTCGATAACGAGTATCCTGATAGCGGTATACACCTATTATCTGACGTTAACGTATCAGTAAATAAGTATAAAGGAGTGGCTATATAATGGATATACAATACAAAGCAAGTCCTAATTACAGTAGCCGTGGCGGTCATAAAATTGTGGCTATCATTAACCACATCACAGCCGGTTCATTTGACGGTGCGGTATCGTGGCTGTGTAACCCTGACTCAGACGCATCTGCTCATTATGTAGTGAGTCGTAAGGGAGAGATTGTTCAGTTAGTCGACGATTCTAATAGAGCGTGGCATGCAGGTCAGGTAAATAAGCCTAACTGGCCTTTACATGGTGTAACTAATCCAAATAACATTACTATCGGTATTGAGCATGAAGGGTACAGAGGTGCAGGTTTGGACGGTGACTTAACCGAACCGCAGTATCAGGCAACTTTAAAACTACACAAAATGTTGATTGCTAAACATAATATCCTCGTTGACCATGACCACATAATCGGCCATTATCGTATCGACTCGGTGAACCGTCCGAATTGCCCCGGCCCTAAGTTCCCTTGGGACAGGCTATTCAAAGACTTACTGCCTGCACCTAAACCACAAGGCCCATTCGTTGACGTTCCTGTGGATCACTGGGCGGTAAAGTTTATTAGTGTGTTTAAGAATAACGGGTTAATGACAGGTTACTCTGATGGTACATTCAAGCCTGACCAACCTGTTACAAGGGCAGAATTGGCTAAGATATTAATCGGGTTAATCTAATGATTAAAACTAAACTCGGCACTTATGTGGATAAAAATGCTCACCGTCTACTCAAACAAATGGCCGCACAAGAAGAAACCACACAGTCAGCGTTATTGGAGAAAATAATTTTAGATTATTTCACAAAAAATCACAAAGAAAAACTTGCCAACACCGAGGAGTATAGAGTATATTAAATGTAGGGCAGCGCAGGGACATTTTCATTCTGGCTTGGTTCGGTGTACTCATTGACCTCCTTTTTCCTCCTTTCTTTAAAAGGCATCTACAGGATCGGCATAAACTGTAGGTGTCTTTTTTATTGCATTTTTTTACTTAATACTATATATTTAAGTATAGGAGGTGAATACTTCATGTCATATGGT